GTCCCAGGTTCGAGCCCTGGTGGTCCAGCTTAGCACCAGTAGCCAAGTTGGTTAAGGCCCCGAACTCATAATTCGGCTATCGTAGGTTCAAGTCCTGCCTGGTGTACTAAATCTCTATAGCTCAGCGGAAGAGCAACAGGTTTCTACCCTGTGTGTCGGGAGTTCGAATCTCTCTAGGGATACTTAATTATCTTTCGATTATCATTACAGCACATGTAACTGTGCCATCTTCGCCAAGCGCATACAGTCTATCGTCTTTATATAAGTCGATAGTGACGGGCGGTGCATCATGTTCAATTCTTATTCCGTAGTCTGTAGGTGTCATATTGCTATTTCCAATAATTAGATGCTTATTGGTACTTGTGTTAGAAATTATCATTGTTGATTTTACATTTATTTCGTCTTCAATTGAAAGCTCAACAGGAGTCGTAGCATTTAGGGTATAATTTCTAGTTCTTATCATATCCATATTATAGCAAAAAACCCATTCAGAGGCGGATCCGAATGGGCATTGCTAGTGTATTGCTACACATTATACTGGGAGCTTAATCTGTGGGATGCTACAACCAGTACATATTAAGTATAAAATAGTTTAAATTCTATGTCAAGGATTTATCCGATGAAAATTTCATCGTGTCTATATATCCAGTCAACAGCAGCATACTTGATGCCATCTGTTACTTCATCAGTTTCATACTGTTCACCATTTTTTAATGGAAGTAGGTATAGTTGATTTTCTTTAACTGGAATACTAAAGTCTAAATCTTCCCAGTTGTCTTTACTCTTTAGGACTAAGTTTCCGCCCTCAAACTCACCAATATAAAGCACTACTATGTAGTCAGCGGCAGTCCAGGTTCTAGATATTTTAGTTTTAAAATGTTTTAAATGAGGAGCAGATCTACTAACCCAAATATGACCATTGGTCCAATATTTAGGAATTATAAAATCAATTAGCTTATCTTGAAATATTTCAAGCGATCTTACTGGTGGGCTTATTAGGCCATCGATATCACTAGAAGCATCTTCATGGCTACTCCAAGACTCTTTCTTTATCTGCTCTATTTCTTTTTTAATTAAATTTAATTTTTCTTCTGGAAGAAAGTTTTCATATAAAAGAATTCCATGACCTATTTCAGTCAGAGACTCAGTGTTTTTGATATTTGTTAAAAAATCTTCTTGCTTAAAAACTTGAGACATTTTATTTTAACTCCTATATAAAAAGCTTGGATAAACATATCTGATGCCAGATTTAACTTCAGAAACCCCGTGTCGGATTCTTGATCCATGTATAACTAAATCTCCAGCAGAAGGGGTGTATGATAGAGATAGATTTGGGTAATATAGATTTCCGCCTTCAAAATCGTCATTGATATAAACAACGCATCCATACTCAGTTATAGCACATGTGTTGTTGTCGTCGGTATCATCAGTTCCTTCATCACCACAACTGTCTTCATGCTCATGCATTGTATCTCCAGCCCACATTCTGGCAAGTGATTCTCCAGGAGTTACACTGTATCCTTGAACAAGATCTTGAATTTTATTTCTTACTGGAATTAGTTCTGGAACAATTAAACTACTTCTTCCGTTATACCATTCGATTGTATGTCTGGCAGCGTCTCCGCCCCAAGCCTCATCACCTAAATTTTTAGATACGTCATATAGATTAGACACTTCTTCTTTACTTAGAAAATTCTTATAAACCCAAATCTCTTCTTCTGGGTGAAGTCTTTGAACGTTTGGGTTGTTTTCAAAATTAAGCATCTTTCTTCTTTCTCCAAAATAGTATTTTAGAAATTATTTTTTCTATACGTTTTTCTATCTTGGCTTCCATTTGCCCAGCAGGACTTTCTTCCCTGTAATATTTTGATTGGAAATAGGGGTTCTTCATTTGCTTAGAAAATTCATGTGGGGACATAAATTTATTATACCCACATGAACCTAATAACTCAAATATTATTGATCTACTGAAATAGCACCACGAGAAATTAGTGCATCAACCATGCCGCTACACATTTGTCGATATCCTTCTTGGACTGACAATAGGTGCTTTTCTAACTCAACAAGGTCCTGCTTATGCATTACTGCCGCCTGACGCTGTTGGATATTAAGTTGTTCTACCATAATTTCTACAATTGCGTTTTTAGTCGCCATCTTTATTTTCCTCAACTGAATAAGAAGGGGTGGGCCCAAGTAGGAACCCCTGTTCATGATATTGTATCATTTTTTGTGTATCTTCGCCACCCACTATTTTATTAGATATTATAGTGAGCAGGTCATAAATTCTATGAAGCATAATATAATTTACCATTGGCAAATTATCTTCTAGATTTTGAGGCTCTGGATTATTTTCTGTCATCTGGCCTTCCTAGGTCTTCCCAAAACTTTTCCCGCCCCATGGCATCTGTTTCTTTAATGGTTCCTCCGTCAGTTTGAATTTCGGTCAACGGATTTTTTAAGCTCTCCATAAAATTCCAATCCAATATTATTTGTATACTGACAGGATAAGCAGTATAAATAAATTATACCCTCATTTGTTTCGTTGCACATTAAAGGGCCCTGATCCATAGGACATTTAAGTCTAGGAACAAGGCCCTTCTCTGCTAGAAGTAGGTATTTAGACACATATTGTATGTTCATATACCTACCCTTCTAATTTTTGAATTCAGCTAAGAACTCTTTGTATCTTGCCCCATTTAGGGAAGACCATGATGACCAATCGGTTCCGCCTTTAGTCATATAATACGTTATCTCTGCGTTAATTACTGGGTCAAACAATAAAATGTTTGACTTTAGATCAAATTTTTCTTTACGATCAATGCCGAGTTCACCCAACATATTAATCTGAAAAATTCCGTAGGAACTGTCTCCAGTTTTCCTGTCACCATTGTAAGCCATAGGCCTTGAATTGGATTCTGACTTAGCAATAGCCCAAGCCTGTTTAAGGGCTTTTCCTTCAAAACCAACAGCTGATAGGAGTTCTTTTAGTTCTCCGTCTGTTAGCATCTCAGAAGGCTTGTATACAGTAGTGCTGTACTTCTCTAAGGTTTCTTTCTTTAGTTGTACTGTTGATTTAGGTGTTTCCACCTCAAGAGCTTGAGTTTCTGTTGGACCAGGCTGGACAGTAAACAGGAACAATGTTATCATTCCTATATAAGCCCAGTTATGAGCAACATCACTCAAACGTTCTTTTATTTTCTCCATTGGCATTTCCTCCTTTAGAGATAACGAACTATAATCATAACATTACTTGACAGTAGGTGTCAAGTTAGTCAACCAGAAAGATTAAATGGAAATATCATATTCTACGCCTAGATCCAACTTAACAACCAAAAATGGTTATGGTCATGCTGGATTTAAAGTGGCAGAATGTCTAACCAAAATGGGTCATAGATTAACCTATCAAAACCCTAAAGCTAAATTACAAATTAATTTTTCACAACCTACAAATTATAAATTACATAGAAATCAATATCAGATTGGTTATACTCCATGGGAATCAACAGTTATTCCAGAATCGTGGAGAGAAAAAATAAATTCTTGCGACGAGTTTTGGACAACATCTCAATGGTGTAAAGATGTATATGAGAATAATGGATTTAAGGTATCTAATGTTTTTCCGCATGGCATAGATCCAATCTGGTCACCTAAAAAACGTGAGTCTACAAATGTTGTAAAGTTCTTGCATGTTGGAGAACCAGCAGAAAGAAAAGGCGGACAAGATACAGTAAACGCATTTATAAAAGCGTTTGGAAATAATCCTAATTATACATTAACAATAAAGGCTCATAAATCTAGTGTTCTTAGAGTATACGATAAAGATGGAAGTATTCTTGGACTTCCCCACGAAATGTATAGTAATATTAAATTAGATGAAAGAGATTTAGAGGATAACGAACTAGTAGACATGTATCATCAACATGATGTTATGATCTATCCTACTTATGGAGAGGGATTTGGATTTATTCCATTCCAGGCTCTTGCAACAGGTATGCCAGTTATATCAACACACGACTGGGCAGATTACAAAAAATATTTAGGACCTCTAAAGTTAAACTCTACACTTATAGATTCTCCATGGGATGTTATGCATCCTGGAAAAGTTTACAAGCCAGATAGCAATCATTTAGTTAGTTTAATAGAAGATGCAGCAATTAATTTTAAAGCATATTCTGGATACTATTATGCTCAGTCAACTGAAATACATAAAGAATATAATTGGGATCAGTTGACCAATAAAGCATTTGAAGAAGTATTTAAAAAAATATCATAACCCCTTCCCCTTTAGATTAAAGTTTGGTAGAATTAGACTTCAACTAAAAAATCATAAACCGCAGGGCGGAGAAAAGGTGTTATTTAAAAATGTCAAGAACTATTGAAAACCCATACGAAAATTTTATTGCTTTGTCACGTTATGCAAGATGGATTCCAGAAGAGAATCGCCGTGAATCATGGGGAGAAACAGTAGACAGATATTTTGAGTTTATGCTAGATCGTCTTTTCAAAGAACATGCATACGAACCAGAATCAAAGTTAATTGAAGAGTTAAAGTCTGCAGTTTTTAATAGAAATGTTATGCCGTCAATGAGATCTGTAATGACTGCAGGCGCTGCATTAGATCGTGACAATGTTGCTGGGTATAATTGTTCGTTTGTTCCAGTAGATTCTCCACGTTCGTTTGATGAAACAATGTATATTCTTATGTGCGGTACTGGAGTTGGATTCTCTGTTGAATACAAGTATGTTAATAAGCTTCCTGCTATTCCAGAAGCCCTTGAAAAATCAGATACAGTAATTGTTGTAGAAGATTCAAAACAAGGTTGGGCTAAGGCATACCGTGAACTGCTTGCTTTGCTATGGACTGGACATATCCCAGCAATTGATGTTTCAAAAGTTCGTCCAGCAGGTGCAAGACTTAAGACAATGGGTGGTCGTTCGTCTGGACCACAACCACTAATTAATCTTTTTGATTTTACAATTGCAAAATTTAAAAATGCAGTAGGCAGACAACTAAAGCCTATTGAGGCACATGATATTATGTGTAAGATCGGTGAAGTTGTTGTTGTTGGAGGCGTTCGTCGCTCAGCAATGATTTCTCTTTCTAATATTAACGATATTGAAATGGCCGCAGCAAAGTCTGGTAACTGGTGGGAAAATAATACTCAACGTGCACTTTCAAATAACTCTGTTGCTTATTCACGCAAGCCAGAGATGGAACAATTTATAGCAGAATGGAAAAATCTTTATGATTCAAAGTCAGGAGAACGAGGTATATACAATGTGGCCGCAGCTCAAGCCCAAGCAGCCAAGTATGGAAGAAGAGATCCAGATATTCACTATGGAACTAACCCATGCTCAGAAATTATCTTACGTCCTTACCAGTTTTGTAATCTTTCAGAAGTCGTATTACGTGAAAAAGATACAAATGAAGATGTTGCAAATAAAGTCCGCCTTGCAACAATTCTTGGAACTTGGCAATCAACGCTAACAGACTTTAAATACCTTCGTAAAATTTGGAAGGACAATACAGAAGAAGAAAGATTACTTGGAGTTTCATTAACAGGACAATTTGGACACAAGTTCTTTTCTGGAAAACAGGGTCTTGATAAGCTGGAAGATGCATTGTCTAGACTTCGTGAGTATGCTCGTGAAGTTAATAAAGAAGAGGCTGGGAAAATTGGGATTCCTGAGTCTGCAGCTATTACATGCGTAAAGCCTTCTGGTACAGTGTCTCAATTAGTCGGGGTATCTTCAGGAATGCATCCTTGGCATTCACCATATTATATTCGTACAGTTCGTGGCTCAAAGGGAGATCCAATTTCTACATTTTTAAAGGAAGTTGGAATTCCAGTAGAAGATGATGTTATGAAGCCAAACGACACATACGTATTTTCATTTCCAGTTAAAGCACCAGAAGGTGCAATTGTTAGAAATGATTTAACAGCATTAGATCACCTAAATACATGGTTGGTATACCAACGTGCATGGTGTGAGCACAAGCCATCAATTACAGTTTCTGTAAAAGAAGAAGAATGGATGGAAGTTGGTGCTTGGGTGTATAAGCATTTTGATGAGGTTTCTGGAATTTCATTCTTGCCGCATTCAGATCACTCTTATAAGCAGGCTCCGTATCAAGAAGTAACAAAAGAAGAATACGAGGATCTCCTTGCCAAAATGCCAAAAAACATTCGCTGGGAAGATTTATCTTTTTATGAGACAGAAGATGGAACATCTATTAACTCTACGCTAGCATGCAGTTCAGATGGAAATTGCGAATTAGTAGACATTTCCGCTTAAGAGGTATATAATAAACATTGGGGTAAAACCCAAAATTCCTGGGCACAGGGCCCAGAAATAAGGAGGATCTTATGCCAAAGCAAGATCTTAACAATGATGGAAAGGTAACAATGCAAGAAAAAATTCTAGCAGCGTTAGCAAGCTATGGTCGTCACTTTTTAGGTGCTGCCATTGCTCTTTACATGACTGGAAATACTGACCCAGGAGATTTAATCAAGGGTGGTATTGCAGCTTGTCTACCAGTTATTTTGAAGGCACTTAATCCAAACGAAAGCTCATTTGGGTTCACAAAGAAGTAAAAAATAGTAACAGATTAGGATAGCTCCTATGCTAAAATTGGCATAGGAGTTTTCCTATTTAGGAGATTTAGCAAATGGCAGGACAAAAAAATTGGGAAGTGGATCAAAACACTACCTTTACATTTACCGTTGAATATAAAGACAACGACGGAGATCCAATCAATCTTACAGACTGTTCAGCAAAATTACAGGTAAGAGATACAAAGGGCGGAAGCAAGCTAGCCTTTAGTCTCACATCACCTGCTGGCGGAATAATCATTGATGAGCCAAGTGGTAAATTAACAATTAAGATGACCCCTACTCAAACTAATAAATTATTCTATCCAAAGTCTTCATATGACCTTATGTTAACCGATAGCAATTTAAATAAAACTAAATTGCTTGAAGGATATATAACGTTGAGCAGATCGGTAACCATTTGATGCCAATAAACAATAACAATAACCCAACAGTAGTAGTAACTGAACAGACTAATAAAATTGTTTTAAATACACCTGGTCCTCAAGGACCTAGAGGAAAAACAATTCTGAATGGAAATGGTGTTCCAGCAGATAACCTAGGCTTTGAAGGCGATTTTTATTACGATAAACAAACAACTAGATTCTATGGGCCAAAACCCAACGACGCTTCTTGGGCAGGAGCAACTAATTATTTACTCAGTACAAGCACCCTCACATACCCTTTCTCAATCAATCAAGTTGTAAATGCAGGATCCTACCACTACCTTGAAATAGTGCACAATATGGGCTACAACCCAAATGTAACTGTCAAGAACAGCGCAGGCGATATATTAGAAACAGGAATAGACTATAATAGTATTAACAAAATTACACTGACAATGGCTCAACCATTCGGTGGGACAGCATACCTGTCTTAAAGGAGATATAGCACATGGCAAGATTATTTGTAACTGACATAAATCTGAATAAGAATGAACTTCAGAATGCCAGAATTCAGGGGCTTTCATCAGCTCCATCTAGTCCAGTAACTGGACAGATTTATTATGACACATCAAACAACACGATGTATTACTACAATGGACTTGCATCACCAAATGGTCCATGGATGCCAATGTCTGGCTCCACAGAAGTTATACAAGATGTTATTGGTTCATCTATCGTTGGCGGAGTTGGTTTAACATCAACATACGGCGATCCAGCTGGAACAACAACAATTGATTTGGATAATACAGCGGTAACAGCTGGCAACTATGGTTCACAAACAAAGATCCCAACATTTACAGTAGATGCTCAAGGTCGCTTAACAGCCGCAGGCGAAGTAGATGTAGCAACAATACTTACAGTTAATGGAGACACTGGAACAACTGGTATTTCATTACTAACAGAAGGATTGCAAGTATCTGGTGGAGAAGGAATTGATGTTGCTGTAACAGAAAACACAGTTACCATATCAGCAGAAGATGCAACTTCATCAAATAAAGGTGTTGCAAGTTTTGATTCAACAGATTTTACAGTAACATCAGGTGCAGTAACATTAAATGCAGAAAGAGTTCAAGACATTGTTGGTGGAATGGTTTCATCAAATACAGAGTCTGGAATTTCTGTTACATACGATGATACTAATGGAAAGCTTGATTTTGATACAAATGATTTTGATATTACTCTTACAGGAGATGTAACAGGTACTGGAACAGTAACTAATCTCGGTAACGTAAGTTTTGCAGCTACAATTCAGCCAAACTCAGTAGAACTTGGAACTGATACAACTGGTAATTATGTAGCAACAATTTCTGGAACAACAAATGAAATTACAGTTTCTGGTTCAGGCACAGAGAGCGCAGCCGTAACAATTGGTTTACCAGATGACGTAACAATTACCAACAACCTTAATGTTGGCGGAGACTTAAACGTAGCTGGTGTAATTAATACAGTTAACTCTACACAGGTTAACATTTCAGATAATAAGATTAATCTTAACTCTGACATGCCAGAGTCTAATGCACCATCACTAGATGCTGGAATTGTTGTACACCGTGGATTAGAAGCAGATGCTGAAATCTTATGGAGCGAGACAGCAGATAAGTGGCAAGTTGGCCTTCAGGGTGGATATTATCACGACATAGCACGTACATGGAAGTCTGATATTACCACAACAGAATCAGCACCATTTACTTTTTACGCAGATCACAACCTAGGAACAAGAGACGTAACAGTTCAGGTTTATGCAACTGCATCTCCATACAATCAGGTAGAATGTGATGTAGATCACACCTCCACATCAAGAGTAACACTGACATTTGCGTCCCAACCAACAGCTGGAGCATACAGAGTTGTTATTGTAGGATAACAGATGACAAAAAAATTCTTAACTCCTATAGCACCACCAGCACTTGCTACAGATCCTTCAGTGGCAACCCCTGGTGCAATCTATTACAATAGTGCAACTGGTAAATTAAGAATTTATTCTGGATCATCATGGGGAAATGTAGCCACAGGTGTTGCGGTTTTACCAGAACCACCAGCTACTCCCACATTAGGAGAGTTGTACTTTGATACATCAGAAAATACATTTAAAGGATATAATGGACAAGTTTGGTATGATGTTGCAGGACCAAAAGAAATTCTTGAGCACACACACAGCCAGTCAACAGGTATTGTTGAAGAAGTAACTTATGGTGAGTATGTTGATGATTCTAGAATCTTTGCATCTTCAGGCAGTGCTAGTTCAAGTTTTATAGATACTTATATTGACGGGGGTAATGCAAGTGGCAATTAGAATTCAATTACGAAGAGATACCGCAGCAAATTGGGTTTCAGCAAATCCAGTATTAAGAGCAGGCGAAATTGGTATTGAAACAGATACCCTTAAGTTTAAAATAGGTAATGGTTCTACATGGACAGCCACAACTAGTTATGCAAACGTAACTCCTTCTGGATTAACCAATAGTCTTGGTGACTACATCCTCGTAGCAGATCAAGGAACTCCTGGAGGCCCAGCAGAATTAGATTCAAATGGCGATTTAATAATTCCAGAAAACTCAATCATTTTATGGAACGATCAGGCTCACGACTATACAACAACATTAACTGCTACAGAGCCAACTGCAAATAGAACAATTACTCTTCCAAATAGTTCTGGAACAGTAGCATTAACATCAGATATTTCAACCGCTGTCAGCAATTTAGTAGACGGGGCACCTGGCCTACTAGACACATTAAATGAATTAGCAGCTGCAGTTAATGACGATCCAACATTCTTTACAACAGTTGCAACAAATTTAACTAACCACGAGGCAGATACAACAAATATTCACGGTATTGCAGATACATCTAAACTTCTTACAACAGATGGAACACAAACCGTTACAAACAAAACTTTAAATTCCCCTAAAATTAATGAGGATGTGGCTTTAACAGCAAGCTCTACAGAGTTAAACATCCTTGACGGTGCAACACTATCTACAACAGAACTTAATTATGTAGACGGTGTAACATCTTCTATACAAACACAATTAAACAGTAAGGCGTCATCAACTGACTTATCTACCCACGAATCTGATACAACCAATATTCATGGTATTGCAGACACAGCAGAATTGGCAACCAAAGCATTTGCAGCAGAACTACTTACAAATGCTACAAAGTCTAATATATCAATTACAGGAGATAAAAACGGACTTACTATTACTGCTGAAAATGGAGTGGCGGACTCTACAACAGATGCCTTGGCTGAAGGTGGTACAAATAAATACTTTACAGATGACAGAGCACAAGATGCTGTAGCAGCCGCTTTAGCAGCTGGCACACACACAAATATTTCAGTATCTTATGATGATGTAGCAAATTCAATTTCTTTAACTGGAGCAGTAACATATACAGATGAAAATGCTCAAGACGCAGTAGGAAATGCAGTTGGAACAGGTCTTTCTTATAACGATACAACTGGAGCAATTTCTGTAACTCCAAACACATACGACGCATTTGGAGCAGCTTCTGCAGCACAAACAAATGCAATAGCTCACGCTGATGCCCTTACCACTTCAGACATTGCAGAAGGAACAGCGCTTTATTTTACAGATGAAAGAGCTCAGGATGCTATCGGAACCGTAGTCGGTAACGGTCTTGACTATGATGATACTACAGGAGCAATTTCTGTAGATCCTTCAGAATTTTCATTAAATTCTGTTGGGGCACCAACTGGTGATGTAACTTTAGCAACATACAAAATAACAAATCTTGGAACACCAACGGCTTCTACAGATGCAGCAACTAAAGCTTATGTAGATTCGGTAACAGAAGGGTTACACATACACCCGTCTGCGGTAGCAGCTACTACAGGAAACATATCGTTTGCAACTTCTGTTGGAGATGTAATTGATGGTGTTACTTTAGCTGCAGGAAATCGTATTTTAGTAAAGAATCAAAACACACCTAGCGAAAATGGTATTTATGTTATAAATGATGGCGCAATGATGTCTCGTGCCACAGACTTTGATTCCCCATCAGAGGTTGATGGCGGAGACTTCATCTTTGTCACTGGTGGTACAGTTAATGACAATACAGGCTGGGTTCAAACATCAACGAGTGTTGTTACAATTGGGACAGACCCAATAACATTTACTCAATTTTCAGGAGCTGGTACATATTTAGCTGGAAATGGCTTAAGCCTTACTGGAAATACTTTTAGTATTAATACAGGAACAACTGTAGATTTAAACACAGCTCAAACTCTGACAAATAAAACTTTAACGTCTCCAGTTATTAATACCCCAACTGGAATTACAAAATCTGACGTAGGTTTGTCTAACGTTGATAATACTTCAGATGCTAACAAACCAGTTTCAACAGCACAGCAGACAGCTCTTAATTTAAAGGCAAATCTTGCGTCACCTACATTTACAGGAACTGTAATACTTCCAAATAATACAGTTACAAATGCAATGCTTGCAGGATCTATTGCAAATAATAAGTTGACAAATTCAAGCATTATTATGTCAATAGGTCTAACCGATACCACAGTAGCTCTTGGAAGCACTTATCAAATACCAAGCGCAACTCCAGACCTTCCTGGTTTAGTATATGGTGTAGTTGATACATTTAATAATAATACTGGTGTCGGAGAGTTTGTATTAGGAAACCTAACTTCGGGTGCTAATAACTCTGCGCTAGGACTAGATGCATTAAGTGCAGTTCAAGAAGGTTCAGATAACGTAGCTGTTGGATCTGGTGCTGCGGGACAATTGTTGCTCGGAAATCAAAACGTTGCGCTTGGAACATTGGCTGGAGCTGCAATTACTACTGGATCAAATAACATTGTTATTGGATATAACGCAGCAACTACTGCTGTAAATACAAGTAATCAAATTGTATTAGGAAACTCTTCAATAACAAGCTTTAGAATTCCAGGACTAGGGCTAGATGTAAATGCATCTAACAAAATAGTCACTGAAACAAATACAACAACTCTTACAAATAAAACATTAAACAGTGTTATTATTAACGGGGTTGATTTTGGAAACACTCCAATATCTGTAGCAGCGCCTATAGATGACGAGCATGCAGTAAATAAGGCATATTTGGCAAACCAAATTGCCTCATCAGTTGGATCCGATATATATCCGCTGGACGACATTTCCGTCTATTTTGACGGATCTGAGTCAAGATTCCAGCTAACATATGACGGAGAGGTATTTATACCACAAAATCCTTACAAGCTTTTGATAACGATTAATGGTATACTACAGATATTGGGAAACCAAGAAAAACATTGGCTAAGTTTGATTCCATCCGATGGATATTTCTTCGATAATGATGGATTTGTACAGTTCGGCGAACCCGTTCCAGTAGGATCTAAATTTGAGGCAAGATACATGTCGGGTCCAGAGAGTCAATCAGCTAAAAAATCAATTTATCCATTTAGAGCAGTGGATATACAATTAGGAGATTAGAATATGGCAAGAAAAGTAATTCTAGAAACACACTACACATTTACACCTTCAACAAAGACAATTTCAATTCCGAAGACAATTCTTCGTGAAAGATTGTTGTTGATTACAAACGTAACAACCAATCAGGTTATTTATAATTTTTCAGATCCTAGCTTGGGATGCACTTCATACAATACAAGCACAAGCTCAGCAATGGTGGAAAACACTACGCTTGTTCTAGAATACAATACAGCATCAATGAGTTCTACTGATAAACTTCAGATTACAATTGATGACCATTCAGAAACATTTATGCCAGCAGAGGTTTTGTTAGACACAACAAATAAGCTTCGTGTCACTCAGCCACAGGCTCTAATTGATACCGACTTTGAGTATGGTATTCAGCAAACAAAATGGGAAAACTTGGGACTTTATAACAACAGACCATATTCTTATGCTCGCCCAACTCCAATCCCAAACATTTCTGCAATTAGCTTTCCTAATAACTCAAAAACAGTTTCAATAACACTTAGCTCTGGTGTTGCCCCAGCAAACGGAACTTCAATTACCGTAGTTGACACTTATCTAACAGCTGCAAATGGTAACTTTATTATTGAGTCAGGTGGCGGAGGATCAACATTTAGCTATACAGCAAATGCTGTAAACCGAAGTGGAATTGAAGCAATTCTAGATCCAAATAAGACACTTGTTGTTCAAGGAGATGTCTTTACTGGATCAGCAATTGGCGGAAGCCCTTCATTTACATATAGCGGAAGAAAAATTACCGTAACAACAACAATTCCTCACGGACTTGCGATAGGTAATGAAATTGTAGTAATTGGTGCAACAGCAACAACTAACCCTCCAAATGGTAATCAAGAGGTTGCTCAAATTACTGGCCCACAAACATTTTCTTACTATCACGCAGTAGCCCCAACAGGAACTGTTGGCGGTGGAGCAATAATTTATGTAAGACCACAATCACAGTTTGCACATAGACCAAATGACGGCGGAGTTATCTTTGGAACAAATGCTGGTTCAAATTATGCATCATGTATTCGTCAAACTCGACGTTACTTTAGATATCAATCTGGTAAGGGCCTACAGGCTTCTTCTGGTACAATTCTAAAGCCTTATGCAGGAATTGAAAATATCCAAAGCAACGGTACAGTTGTTGTAACAGTTCAAACAAAAGAAAAGCACAATTTACAGCCAGGAACTATGATTAAGATTGGCGGATGTACTCAGACAGAATACAACGGAACATTTGAAATTCAAAGCGTAATTTCTGATGATAAGTTCCAGTATAACGCACTGTCTATACCTTCATCTTCAATTGCAACAGGAGACTTTTTTGCTTCTGTAGAGTCATGGTATGGATGCCAAAATAGACTTGGAATGTTTGATAATCAAAACGGTCTATACTGGGAGTACGATGGAACTACACTAAATGCAGTTCGCAGAAACTCTACATTCCAGCTATCTGGAAAAGTAAATGCTAACTTTGGTGGAGCAACCATCACACAGTCAAGTGCTTACTTCCCAACATTTTTCTCTAAGCAATTAATCCCAGGAGATTATATTGTAATTAGAGGACAGTCTTACAAAGTTATTGCAATTCAAAATGATACATCTATGACTATTAGCCCTGCTTATCGTGGTGCTACTACTCAATTTGCAATAATTTCAAAAACTCAAGAAACAAAAATTCCACAGTCATCATTTAATATTGATAAGCTAGATGGAACAGGACCATCTCAATACAATATCGATCTTTCAAAGATGCAGATGTTTTATATTGACTATACTTGGTATGGAGCTGGTTTCGTACGTTGGGGTGTAAGAGGTCCGAAGGGTGACGTTATTTATTGCCACAAGATGCCAAACAATAACGTAAATACAGAAGCCTATATGCGAAGCGGAAACCTTCCAGCTCGCTACGAGTCTTCAACAACACCTCCATATACAGCAACCACACAAACTGTTTTGACCACAGATTTGGCGTTAGCAGTAAGATCAACAGCAGGTTTCCCTCCAACTGGTACTTTAGCAATTAAAGACAACACTAATGTTGAGTATGTAAACTATTCTGGAAAATCTGCTACATCATTTACTGGTCTTACAAGAGGAAAAGCTGGAGAAGCCTCTATCAATATCACTCAGGCATCTGGTTCTTCTATAGGAACAGTTTCTAGCTCAGCCAACCTACAAGTTGGAATGAGACTTATTAACGATTTATATCCAGAAGGTACATTTATTGCAGCTATCAATGGAAATACAATTAAAACAAGCAAGGCAGCACTTGATGCAAACCCAACAGGAGTAATCGCAGCGCCAATGGGAGCTACATCAGCGCAATTGTTTACATTTGACGCAGTTGCTCCAACAATGGTAGAGCTAGCGTATCCATCATTCTCAGCATCCATATCACACTGGGGTACCTCAGTTATTATGGACGGAAGATATGATGATGATAAATCTCTCGTCTTTACATATGGACAGAGAAGTTCAACCGCAATTGCAGCAGGGCAATCAAGAGCACTGTTTTCAATTCGTGTAGCACCTTCTGTAGATAACGGTATCGCATCAACATTTGGTGCAAGAGAACTTATTAATAGAATGCAGCTGACGCTAAGAGCACTTGACGTTACAACCTCAACATCTAACGCCAATCTTTTGGTAACAGCGATACTTAATGGTGTACCTTCGGCTTCAACAACTTGGACAAACGCAGTCGGTAACGCTGCAAACGTTGCTAACTCCTCACTGTCTCAGATTGCAGATTATCAATCTGCTGGTAACGTTACAGTAGCTGGTGGTGAAGTTACAGCAGGATTCTTCGTAGGATCTGGAGCAAACTCAATCGACCTATCGGGAGTTAGAGATCTTGGTAACTCAATCCTCGGCGGTGGCGGATCAGCTGCTAACGCCAACATCTATCCAGATGGTCCAGACGTTCTAACTATTGTTGTACAGAACATTGGTTCATCAACAGCATCAGTGTTCGGACGACTATCTTGGACAGAGGCTCAGGCATAAGGTAAAACTATGGCTCTCAACAAGGGTAAGTTTAACACCGACGAAGACCTTCAGGTCAACTCGCTATCTGTAAATAAACGTGCTGGATTTCAGGGGGAAACAACTTTAGCTGGAAATATCCAGCTAAAGGGAACCCTTGATCTTTCAGGCGGTACAGTAAGATTTCAAGATGGTGTTCAGGATAAAATAGCAGTGCCTTCTTTAACAAGAATTAGCACTAAATATTTTCCATATACCCTTAGCAGTTTAGATGAAAGAGACACAATTATTGACATCAGAATGCAGGTTGCAAATAACTTTACGATACCTCTTGATTCTGTTGTAGACTTTCCAATTGGAACAACCATAGATATTTTGCAATCTGGAACAGGCCAAACTACCGTTGTAGCCGCTACTGGTGTAACTTTAAACTTTACTCCAGGTAGAAAATTAAGATTTCAATGGTCAATGGCAACAATTTTAAAGCGTGACGCCAACACATGGCTTCTATTCGGTGATTTAACAGCTTAAGAAAGGTTATTTAAATGGCAAAAAAAGTTGGTAGAAGAGCTCAATTATCTGGTGATTTTGAATTACCAGTACCACCTATCAATGTAACTCTAACAGATGTTGGAACGAATCGCCCATTTAATAATGCAGCAGCAGTAGTATCTTTTGATTATCCACCAGATCAGTTACCAATTATAAGCTATACAGTTGTTGTAAATTGTGGCGCACAAGGATCATTTTCAGAAATTGGAACATCTTCGCCTATTACGGTTATTGGTATTCCTCAAGGAGCTGTTGGTACAGCTACAGTAAAAGCAACAAATGCTAATGGTCAGTCAGAAGCATCAGCTGCTTCATCTTCTGTTACATTTACTACAGTTCCAGCTGCTCCAGCAACAGTAACTTCAACATCTAATACAACTGGTCCAGGACATAGCACAACCGATTTAAGAGGACAAGACACTGTTTCATGGTCTGCTTCAACTTCTGGAGGCAAGCCTTTAACTAAGTATATAATTACTTCTTCAGACAGCTCTGCTCAACCAGGAGGATTAGCATCTCCATATGAGGTTGTTGGAAATCCACCAGCAACAACAATTAATATCAGAGAAACAATGGGAACAACCCAGTCTTATACCGTAGTTGCCGTAAATGCAAACGGAAACTCAACACCAACAACATCTAATCAGGTTACAACATTCTTCTCTCCTCCAGGATTCTTTGCACCACCACTATTTTTCGCCCCACCGCTGTTCTTTGCCCCACCACTATTTTTCAGCCCACCACTATTCTTCAGCCCGCCGCTGTTTTTCAGCCCGCCGCTGTTTTTCAGCCCGCCGCTGTTCTTCGTGCCACCACTATTCTTTAGCCCACCGCTGTTTTTCAGCCCGCCGCTGTTCTTCACCCCGCCAAGATTCTTTGTGCCACCGCTGTTCTTTACCCCACCTAGATTCTTCAGCCCGCCGCTGTTCTTCAGCCCACCGAGATTCTTTGCTCCACCAACATTTTTTGGTCCTCCAGGATTCTTCTCGCCACCTAGATTCTTTGGTCCTCCAGGATTTTGTATTCCAGAAAACACTAACGTCTTAACAAAAGACGGATATAAGAAAGCTAAAGAAATTGTTAATGGCGACATTCTTATAACTGCAGTCTTTGACGAAATTCCAGAAGGTGATCCAAACTGTACTATTGGTTCAGTTTCAAAGAAATGCATATCTCTTGTAGATGCATGGAACTCTGATTCTTTAGAAAATGTTTCTTACATTGAGTCAACAGTCTTTGATATTAATGAACAAGACTACGCTTCAATTGTTAGAATAAATGATGAAGAAAAGTATGATTTATCAACACAAGAACAGATTTTAATAAAAAGAGCAAATAAATACAAATTTATTACAAGCTCTAAATTAAAACAAGGCGATCAAATTGTATCCTATAAAGACAATGAATTAGAATTTATAGATGTTGAAAAGGTTGAAATTGTTAAAAAGGACACCAAGGTGTATTTGATTTATAGAGAACCTTGGGGGCTATTAATTGCAGAGTCAATGCTAGCCTACAACGGATGTAAAACCCTACAAGATACTATTGACTAGGTTTTTTAAATATGATATTATGTATTTATGATATATAATAAACAACAACTATATCCTGGCATATGGAAATACCCAAATTCTTTCCCAGAAGATTTAAACTTAATTCAAAGAATTGAAGATAAGGTAGATTCTGGTGTTTTAAAATGGAATACAGCTACCGTATGCTTAGAAGATCAGGATCTAGAGTATAGAGATTGCCAAGATCTCAAGATGTATAATTTACCAGAATATATAGATATATATAATGACATATATAATTGTCAAAAAGAAGCCGTGCTAGATTACTGCGAAATGTATAGTATTAGAATGGATTTTTGGGAATGGACAAATGTTGTAAAGTATGGAAAAGGACAATATTTTAAGGAGCATTCAGACGACGGTTGGTCATACAAATCCGCCGTTTCTTTGGTAGGATATCCTAATGATAACTATACTGGCGGAGGATTGTTTTTCCCTAAATTTGATTTACACATAGAGCCTAAAGCTGGTGATTTAATTATATTTCCATCTTCATTTATTTATTCTCACATAGCTCTTCCAGTAAATTCTGGAACCAAGTATTCTTTTGTCACCATGTTAGACTATAACGATGATGCCCATTCAAAAGAATATGATGACTATATTGACAAAAAGCATAAGAAGGAGTCAAATTAAATGCTACCAAATGCAGAAACAATTTATCCAGGAATTATTGTATATAGAGATGTATTTAAAAAAGAATATAATTTAGACACTAGACTAGAATCTGTTCTTTCTAAAACACAAGGCAAGAAACACTGGAACCTTGCTCAGACTGGATACGACACCCTAAATAAAGATTATAGAGATGCTTGGGATTTCAAGATTAAAGAAAACCAAGGCGGATCCTTAATGCTTGGTAACGGAACACACGTCGAGCCAGAAGACTTCACAGAAGAAGAATTTGAGCTACGCAGTATTTGGAGAGAGTCAAAGGCTGCTCAACTTTCAGCAGTTTATGACTACATGAATATGTTTCAAATTCCACCATTGAATTATTGGGAAGCTTTTAATTTTATTAAGTATGGTAAAAATCAACACTTTAATGTTCACTCAGATCACGGGTACTCCTACGTTTGCGTTTTATCTTCAGTTGGATACATAAACGACGATTACGAAGGAGGAGAGTTATTTTTTGACAAGCTTGGCGTTAAGGTAAAGCCAAGAGCTGGAGACCTTTATCTTTTCCCATCTTCCTTTATATATTCTCATGCTGCAATGCCAGTAACATCAGGAACAAAATATGCAATTGTAACCATGCTAGATTATCAAGAGGCTCCACATACACCACTGTACAGAGAAATTGAAGCTAGCTATGAATATAATCATATTACTGAAGGGAAAAAGTTTAAGCCAGCAGAACAATTAATGGAAGAGAAATCAGTTGATTAATTTAAATGCTTATAAAGTTTCAGATTTTTCTGCAAACATAGTTCCACTTTCTGCAAAAAGAAATTGGATGGACGAAACTACCCATAAGCATGCATATAGATGTTTCCCTTTAACTTTAAGTAACCAGGTTGGCTGGGGGCTATCTTTCCCTGAAGATATAACATTTATGTGGGATGGAATTACTAGTACTTATCCAGATAACGTTAAAGTCCTTCAGGGAGAAAAATATTGTGAAACGGGTAGGGGACACGCAACAATTAATTTTAAAACTAACCTACGTTTTGTCACTGATAAAAACTATAGCCTTCTTTCCTTTCCAGTTCCAAATAGTTTTACAGATGGGGCAAGTGCGGTTACTAGTATATTAAGTACATCTTTTTTTGAAGGCCCACTACCAGTAGCCTGGAAAATTACCAGACCTTTTGTCCCTATTACAATAAAAGCGAATGAACCATTTATTGCAATTATGCCAATATCTCTTACAGACTTAAATAATTCTACAGTTAATTTAGATGAAGAAAGAAATGCTCCTTTAATTAAAAGAGATATACCGCTTACAATGGAGGGTGCCATGAAAGCAGCAGAAAAAGCAAATTCTGAAGGAACATGGACTGATTACTATAGAGATGCTGTAGACTACATGGGAAACCATTTAGGGGAACATGAAGTTAAATCGATCAAGCTTGGAGTTAAAGATTTAACAAAATGAAAATTGTTTTTAATTCAAATAGAGTTTATAATAACAAGGACACCGCTCCGTCTCCTGCAAAAAAAACAACCCCAAATTGGTTTTTAAATGCCAGTAAATACTGGACAGACAAAGATAATAAGGTTATAGATTTTCCACCTAAAAACAAAAAAGGCCCTGGATTTAAATCGTGCCCAGCGCTACTTGATGTATTTTCATCTGGATATATGTTAACAACTCCATGCGATGTTGCTGTTTCCAGCTATAATGAAGTTACTTATATTCAACCAGAAAAGGGGTTTGAAGGATTTTGTGACTCTAGACCTCATATGGGTGAGTTTTATTATCCAGATGGATACTATAAGCAGTCATATCATTGGTATCCAAACTGGGGATTTACTTTGCCAGAGGGGTATAGCGCTTTAATAACACATCCGATAAATCATTTTGAGCTGCCTTTTTTGACTACAAGCGGTATAATTGACAGTGATAGGTATGGGCCACCAGGACTTATGCCATTTTTTATAAAGAATACTTTTCAAGGTATTATTAAAAAAGGAACTCCTTACGCTCAAATTTTTCCTTATAAAAGAGAAGAATGGACGTCTGAAGTTAACCTTTTTACACAAGAAGAAATGGTTGAAAAGCATGAAGCTCATACAAAAATTTACAGGCAAGACGAGCTTGGAAATGAAAAATTTGGAGTTTACAAACAAAAAACTTGGGTCCCCAAGAAATATGAATAAGATGATAGGTAGAAAAAATGCACGTTAATGAATCTGATTTAAGAACACATAGAACCTCAATTACACCCTCAGGATACTTTGGAGCAGGAAAAGAAAATATTGTTGAGGTGGAAAACTTTCTTACAGAAGAAGAGTGTGAATTTCTGTTAAGTTATGTAAAGGGTAACACTATTTGGGACGGTGGACAAGATGTGGTTAATGAAAACGGAACAGTAATTTATCAGCACGACGTATGGAGAGATCGTGTCGCCACAAGAGCTTCTTTAGATAAAGGAAATCCCGAAGTGTCAGTAATGCTAGAGCAGATTATCCAAAGGCTAAAGCCAGTTATCGAAAAGCATTTTAATGTAGAGGTTTATCCAACAGGACCATGCTTGGTCAGATGGCCAGTAGGGTCTATGCAGTGGCCACATGCAGATAAAGAGTTACATGAAGGTCCAGATGCTGGAAAGCCTGGAAACTTCCCGTGGTATGACATTGGAACAATATTTTATTTAAACGAAGATTATGAAGGCGGAAGACTGCATTTTCCAAAACAGGATGTAGCAATAAGACCTAAAAGAAAAGCAGCATATTTTTTCCCTGGAGACTTGAATTATATTCATGGTGTCGATGTAATTACAGCAGGTACCAGATACACATCGCCTTGGTTTTGGACAATCTCTAAGTTAGATAAGGATTCAGAATGAGTGATATAGTATCAAAAACGTTATACCCTAAAATTGAAGTATACAAAGGGTTGCTACCAGATCATAAAAAGATCTTTGAAATTATAAAATCAACAGAAGGTTTAACGGAGGAAGATAAAGACTCTGGAGAACATTATTTTAATCCGTGGTATCAATGGAGTGCATTTGGCTTATACTCAAGTACAAAGCATAAAGATGCTGTCCAAGACCAGCTTGGAAAAAATGAAACATTTGATAACGAATACTGGGCTGCCGAAACAGTTTTTGACGCATACAATGTAGCACTAGATCATTATATTGAAAAGTATAATGTAGAGCTTCCAAAAGATTCTGAGTTAGGATCCTCATCATTTTGTAAATATCATACAAATGTAGACACTTTAAAAAATAATCTAACTATGCAATTTCATACTGATTTTAAGCAAACAGAAAAAGATATGCCTGGTAATCAATTTTTTATAACTTGTACTGTTTATATAAATGATGATTATGAAGGTGGAGAAATTGAGTTTTATGTAGACGGAGAGTTTGTTCCAGCCTACAAACCAGAAGCAGGGGACATTATGGTATTCCCATCAGGAGAGCCTTACTATCATGGAGTGAGAACAGCAACCCAGGGAAATAAATATTTAATTAGAAACTTTATGTTTTACCCATACGAAGGGTCTGAAGAGTGGCTAGCTAATCAATCAAAGTATGGAGCAGTTAAGTGGGCTCAAATGGAGAGAAGAAGAATGGCCGAAGATGTTTACGGAGGCAATATAGTTTTTAAAGATGGCGTAAGAGTTATGCCGTCTGAACAAGATATACAATATGCATTAGAGGCATTAGAAAGAGAAGAGGAAGCTGGCTATGGAAATTGTAACGCTAAAGGATGACGTTTTTGTTGTAGATAATCTAATAACACCAGAAGAATGTAGTGCAATTATTGGATATCTGGATGGAATTGTAAATGCAGGATTTTTAGAATGGAATCAAATCTCATTCTACGGATCTTTTGCAATGGGATATTGGCCACACGATGACAACCTATTGTTATTTGGCTTACCAAGAGATTATTTTTCACAACTGAAAGAAAAAATTAAAAAGGCTGGAGAAGAATGTTTTGGTAGAGAGCTATCTGAAGTTAGTTATCATGCACAAAAGTGGGTAGTCGGTGCGTTTGCAAGTTTTCATTCAGACAATACTCATGAAGATGGAACTCCCTCTGCATTTTATAAAAGTAAATATGCTGGATTCCTATATTTAAATGATAATTTTGAAGGTGGAGATTTAAACTTTAAGCATCATGACATAGTCATTAAACCAAAGCCAGGAAGACTAGCATTCTTTAAAGGTGGTTATGGCAACGAGCACGAAGTGTCAACTGTTAAGAATGCAGAAAGATATACAGTAGGATCTTTTTGGGATAATGCTGATGCTGTATACACTCCAGAACAAATAGCGGAGTGGGAAGCTGAATTGAAGCAAACAAGAGCCGAGCAAGAAGAAACTTACAAGGAATGGGCTAAGGCTAAAGAAGAAGGAACTCCTTTACAATATAAGGCAAAATATGATTAAAGAAGTTCTTCATCCTAAGGTGCATTACTACAGAAATGTTATTGAGGATCCAGGTCTATTTTTAAAAGAACTAGAGGAGTCTGATCTAGATCCATCTTATGTTCCACAAATAGGTCCATGGCAAGAGTGGAGATCTTCTTCTGGAACCAATGATGTTTTTGGTAAACAAAAGGAATGTCGACTTAACAATTTTAAAAATCAAACAGTCGGAGATAAAATAAACTCAAAGCTTTGCTCTATGTTAGCTTACAAAGTTATAAATATCGAAGAGTCTTTTTGCAAAGATACAGGTATTGAGCCAGGATATTTGCCCACAACCTTTTTTATTAAGAAGTATGATGTTGGCGCATATATGGGATCCCACATAGACTCATATGATGATGACCAAGATCCACTAACGGTTTCAATGGTTGTCTATTTAAATGACGACTATGAAGGCGGAGAGATAAACTTTCCAGATTTCAATATATCCATTAAGCCAGAAGCTGGAAGCGTTGTTGTTTTTGAGTCAAAGGACACATTTCATGAACCTGCAGAAACAACCTCTGGGAACAAATATCTAATTCCCATATTCTTTTATAAAAGGTAATATCTAGTATATAATATAATTATGACATATCAGATGAAGGTTATCAAGGACTACCCAATAGGCTTCTGGCCCCTGGATGAGTCTTCTGGTACAACCGCTACAGATATTTCTGGATGTGGAAATAATGCTACCTATGTAGGATCTCCTGTATCAAATATACTTCCCTTAGTTTCTGGTGGAGTTTCTGGAACCCGCATTACAAATACAGCATATATAACTTTACCTGTTACAAAAGATTATTATGGAGCAACTGTCGGAGCGGGCTTTGGAACAAAATATACTTCAGATAATGATTTTACAATAGAGGCATGGATACACCCATCAATTGAATCTTCTTCAGAGACACCAATATTTGCAGACCCAACAAATGACATAGGTTTATTCTGGGAAAATGGAGATATATTATTTAAGGTATCAGACACAGAATCAATTAGATACTGCGTTACATACAGTAAGAAGTCCATACACCTTGTCGGAGTTTACTCAGTAGGAGCTATTACCCTATATATAGATTCATTTGCCGTTGACTCCAAAGCTTTATCTAATTTTAAATTTACAAACACAACACTAGGATTACAGGTAGGCCCAACATCAGTTGTCGGAGATACATTTATTATAGATGCTCCAGCTGTATACAGATATGGACTACAGCCTGATTCTATAAGAAAGCATTATGTAGATGGAAATATTTCTACTTCCGCAATTAATGTTGTTTATCCAGATAAAGGAATATTATTCACTGGAACAGATGCAAACATTAAAGCTGTAATGGACTACTCATATCCAGCAAGCAAGGCGTGGTCAGATTTTGTAGATGAAAACACATACTACGATTCAAATAACAGATACATTTCTTTTTATAAAACAGATACAGTCGAAGCCAAAACCTTTATCATAAATGATTACTTTTTCGTTCCTTCACAAATAGGCTTAACTACTTCAAAAATTGAATGGCGGAATGATCTAGGAATTACAGTAGAGTCTAGTGTAGATGGAATTGCATATTCTCAGTGTGTAAATGGACAGCCATTGCCACAATATACTAAAGATTCATTTAACTCTAGCGGTAACGTATACATTAGAATTACAATGTCTACTACAGATGCAAGCAAATATCTACCAAAACTATCATTCTTTTGTATAACATTTTATGCTGATAGAACAATATATGCAGATAATTTTGGGGATAAAATAACCTCTTCAACTGATTATTACTTAGGCTCCTTGAATTACCCAATTTTATCAAGACATTATATGAATGGAATTAGGGCTAAAAGTGGATCAGGATTTAGTTTAAATTCATCTACTTCTGTGAAGTCTATAGAGATGTTCTTTACGCCCCTTACGTTGGCCGCTAACACCCTTTTGTATGCCTACAACCCTTCTACTACCAGACTAGCCTGGAACGGCTCTGGAGTGGTTTCTAAGGCCAATATAGCCAAGATATATGTAAACAATGTAGATGTAACTAATCAAACAAACATTAGTTCCTATTTAGTTGAAGAAGAGCCACATCACATTGTAATCGTATTTACTGATCCAGTAACTGCAGAATTAAGATTTAATTATGAGCTTATGTCGGGGTCGGGAGGGCCAAGCAACCTTTATAAGAATATTGCTACCTACAACTCTGAGTTAACAGCATCAAAAATTGAAACCCACTTCGAGCTTTATTGCGGAAAGCCTGTGGAATCAATTACAGAAAATGCCATAACCATGACAGAATTAGCCACAAAGTATTATAATAATGACTGGGTCGTTCTACAAAGCATATAATTTTGTCATCTGCCTTGACAAAAAGCTGGACTTAGGCCATAAAGAATGGTAAAATAAACTTCTATGGATATTAGTAAAGCAAATACAAAGATTCTGCAGGAAGAGTCAACGCTAGGCATATATGTTTGGGAAATGCCAGACGGCAGATGGATTGGAGACGAAGATGGGAATTATCTTTCGATCACGTCGAAAAAAGGCAATAGATCCAGAATCGATGCTTTGGCTAGAGAAGTTCGCACATTCGGTATATATGAAGGCGGGCCTAAATTTCTTTCAGCAAGACGCAAAATTACAGATGAAGAATACGCAGAACAAGAGCAAAGACTTAAGTGGGGACTAGTTCCTGATCCTTTGGATATTGGAAACTATAAAGACGAAATTAAAAATTTAAGGGCAGAGGGACAGTAATGATTCAATACGAAGAAGACAATGATTCACAAGAGATCGCTATATCTAATGTTGCCGACTGGATGAAGTTTAATACTCCAAGAGAGCAAACAAGCACAGACCTATTTAAGGTAAGCGGAGAAGACCTCACAAAGATATCGGGTTTAAGTCCTGCATTCCGTCGAAAGATGAGTAGGGAATTACAAAAAAGATTTCAAGGTATTGAAGGAACTGAAACACAACAAAATTTATTGGCACAAGCAATTACTGGCTACGCCATGTTCGATCTTATAGAGCCACCATACAACTTAGATTACCTTTCAACTATTTATGAAATTTCTCCATACAACTATTCAGCAATTAACGCTAAGGTTTCAAATATTGTTGGTCTTGGACACGACTTTATTGAAACACGTAAGACTCAAGAAGCATTTGATAATATTACAGATGATAAAGCATTAGATCGTGCACGTAGAAAGCTAAATAGACTTCGTCAAGACTTATATGATTGGCTAGAGCAGTGCAACGAAGAAGAAACATTTACAGAAACATTAATTAAAGTCTACACTGATGTTGAAGCAACAGGAAATGGTTATATAGAAATTGGTAGAACTTCTGCTGGAAGAATTGGATATATAGGACATATCCCAGCAAAGACAATGCGTGTTCGTCGCCTTCGTGACGGCTTTATTCAGTTGTTATACGGTAAGGCAGTATACTTCCGCAACTTTGGAGATCAAGAAACAGAGAACCCAATTGCAGGAGGACTAGATAGACCAAATGAAATTATTCATCTAAAGAAATACACGCCAACAAATAACTACTATGGAATCCCAGATATCGTGGCATCTTCAAATGCTATGGCTGGAAACGAGTTTGCAGGAAAGTACAACCTTGACTACTTTGAGAACAAGGCGGTTCCAAGATATATAATCACCGTAAAGGGTGCTAAGTTATCAACAGAGTCTGAGCGTAAATTACTCGAGTTTTTCCAGGTAGGTCTAAGGGGTAAAAATCATAGATCTTTATACATTCCTCTTCCACCAGATTCACCAGACTCAAAGGTTGAATTTAAGATGGAGCCAATTGAAGCTGGAACTCAGGAGTCTTCATTTAACGTATATCGTAAATCTAATAGAGACGAAATTCTATTATCTCATCGTGTCCCAATTAATAAAATTGGAACTCCAGAAGGAGTCAACCTTGCAGTCGCAAGAGATGCAGACAAAACATTCAGAGAGCAGGTATGTCGTCCAGCTCAAATGAATTTAGAAAAGAAATTAAATAAAATTATTGAAGAAATGACAGATGCCTTACTTCTTAAATTTAATGAGCTTACTCTAACCGACGAAGATACTCAGTCAAAAATTGATGAGAGATATTTAAGGATGCAGGTAATTACCCCTAATGAGGTAAGAATTAGAATGGGTCTGGTCCCTATTGACGGCGGAGATAAAGTTGTTGAATTAAAGCCACAGCAACAGGCAGAGGCAAGAGCACAGGCAGGAAAAACCAGATCTAGAGATTCTGAAAGGTCTGCAAATTCCCCAGATGTTTCTGGAGAAGGCCGAAATACTCAGGGCGACGGACGACAAGTCGAATAACCTTACTCAACTGATTATTTGCCTTATATACAATAACGTTATAAAATTAAGCATATGAACATTGAAAAATCACTATGGTCTTCGCATGGCGACAACCTTACATTATCGGTTCCTTTTACTAAAGTTAACCGTGAAAAAAGAACTGTCTCAGGATTTGCAACTTTAGATAATATCGACCAGACTGGCGATGTTGTTACTGCTGAAGCAAGTCTAAAAGCGTTTGAAAGTTTTCGTGGAAACATTCGTGAGATGCATGGATCAAATGCAGTTGGCAAAATGGTTTCATTTAAGCCAGAAACATTTTATGATCCAACAACAAAAGAATTTTACAATGGAGTTTATGTTGATGCATACATTTCAAAAGGTGCCCAAGACACTTGGGAAAAAATTCTAGATGGAACATTAGCAGGATTTTCAATTGGCGGAAAGATTGTAGATTCAGAAAACGAAGTTAACAAGTCTACAGGTAAGCCAGTAAGATTTATTAAAGAATATGCATTGATGGAATTGTCAGTAGTTGACTCTCCAGCAAATGAACTATGCAACATCTTGTCTGTTCAGAAAATGAATGGTCAGCTAGTATTTAAAGGAATGGCAACAGAAGTTGTAGCAGAAAATATTTTTTATTGTGCAGATACTGATTCAGTGTTTGTATCAAAAGAGTCATCTTATGATTCCCCAGTTACAGGTAAGCCTGCAACATTAATTGGTTGGGTAGAGTCAAACGATGTTAACAAAGCAAAAGAAATAGATAAGATTCTTGATTTACACAAAAAGTCAAGATTGTCGACGCCTGAAACACAAATTGCAAAACAGGCAGACATAGAAGGAGGTAAAGAAGTGTCAGAAAATACAGAAAACGTAATTGCAGAAGATGCAGTAGCACCAGAAGCAATCGTAGAAGACACAGCAGTAGATGCTCCCGCAGAGGAAGCACCAGCTGTTGAAGAAGCTCCTGCAGATGCAGTAGCAGACGCTTCTGCCGAATCTCTAGAAAAAGCAGCCGACGTATCAGAAGTTGTGGTTGATGAACCTGATTTTGCAAAGATGCTTGGCGATCTTAAAGGCTTTTTCTCAGAAACACTAAATAAGGCTTCAGAAGCAAATGCTACTCAAGTTTCAACTATTAAAGAAACAGTTGAAGCATTTAGCAAGAGCGCTGATGTTCGTATTTCAGAATTGGCAGAACAAAATGCAGCACTTTCAAAGGCTGTAGAAGATATCAAGAACACGATTGATGGCGTACAAAAGCGTGTCGATGCAGTAGAATCAGAGACTGCAATTAAGAAGTCCTCTGACCTTGGCGGGTCACAGGAAGTAACAATCAAAAAATCAAAGTGGAACGGTTCTTTCCTCGGTTCCGTAACAGAATTAATTAAATAAGGTAGGTGAAATATAATATGAGTAATGAAACATTAGAAAAGGCAATCGCAGCAGGAACAACTGCAACAGCGACATTCGCCTCAACTACTGGCGCTAATGGAGTACACGTAGCTGGCGAAGCTGGCAACGGTGGACTTCTAAACGCAGAACAATCAGCCCGCTTTCTAGATTATATGTTCGACGCAACCGTAATTGGTAAGGTCGCCCGTACAGTCAGAATGAGAAGCGATACAGCAGAAATTGATCGTATGTCCGTTGGTGAGAAGCTTATGACTCTCGCAACTGAAGGAGATGCAACTGGCTCAAACGCAGCAGTTACTTTCTCAAAGATCTCTATCACAACTAAGAAGCTTCGTCTAAATTGGGAGCTTTCAACTGAGTCTCTAGAAGACAACATTGAAGGTCCAGATCTAGAAGACCACATTGCCCGTTTGATGGCAACACAAGCAGGTAACGATATCGAAGATGTAATCCTTAACGGAAATACAGCTTTGACTAGCGATGACCTATACAAGTCATTTGATGGCGTTGTAAAGAAGGCAAAGGCTAGCGGTCACGTTGTAGCTGGTGCAGGCGCAGGAGTATCTCGTGAGCTTTTCAACAAGGCTCTAAAGGCACTTCCACGTAAGTACAAGCAACGTCGTGGTGATCTACGCTTCTTGGTAGGTTCAAACCTAATCCAAGATTTCCTATATGCTAACAGCATTGGAACAAACCAAACAATTCCATCAGATATCGCATCAGGCGTTATCCGTGGAACAACACCAGGACTTGGTGGTCCAGCAGGATATGTAGCACCATTTGCATTCGGAATTCCAATCGTTGAAGTTCCTATGCTAAAGGAATCACAAGATGGTTCATATTCAGGCGAGACTGGCGATCACGGAGACATCCACTTGACATTCCCAAATAACGTAGTTATTGGTATCAAGCGTGACGTAACTGTATATCGCTTCTTCCAGCCACGTAAGGACTCAATCGAGTACACAATGTATACTCGTGTTGGCGTTCAAATCGAGCAGGCAGATGCTTGGGTAGTCGTTAAAGACGTTAAGGTTGCTTCCTAATTAATAGGATTTAAATCTGCTAAAAGCCCCCTAAATTAATTTTTGGGGGGCTTTTCATTTTAATTTAGTAATGCTATAATTGTTTAGAGTAGAAATGGGAGAATTACATGTCATTTGAGACATTAAAGATATCTGAAATAAAGAAGATTGCAGAAGATTTTGCAGTAGATACAGATGGCCTAAAGAGCAAGGCCGACATTATTGCAGCCCTTGCAGAAGAAGGCGTTACTTGGTCTGTATATAACAAGACCATGGACAAGATGGAAGAAGAAGATATGTCAGTAGAAGTATTGCCAAAGTTTGATCCAAAGGCGGAACAGCCAGAAAACACAGTATTAGTAAGAATGACTAGAGATAACTTTAGATATGATATTATGGGATTTACGTTCACAAAAGAGCACCCATTTATTGCAATGAACAATGAAACAGCGCAAGCAATTTTTGATAAGGAGGAGGGTTTTAGATTAGCAACTCCAAGAGAAGTCCAGGAGTATTACAACTAACTAAACCTACGCCATGGAAATTTATGTAGGATCTACCAACCCAGTAAAACACAAAATTTTTTGGAGGGGTGAAGCAACAGACGCAGACTCTAATCCAACAGTTGCAGTCTATGATGTAAGCAATGATCCAGAAACAACCATAAATCCATTAACTCCATTATATTCAGGTTTAACTACTCAAAAATCAGAAACTGACATAGGGGTATATAGCTTAAACCTACCAGTAGATGCAACATATAAAGCTAGAGATTTTAAATTAGTCTGGTCTTATAATATTCAAGGAAGTTTCCAGTCAAGACAACATAAACTTTTTGTTGTTCAGCCATATGCTGATCATGCTCAAGTTTATGATTATTTGCGTATTGGTAATGACCCATCAGATCCAAACTATAGATCTTACGAAGAAATAGTTTCAGCTGAAAGATATGCTCGTAAAGTAATAGAAAATTATACAGGTCAAAAATTTTATAATTATCCAGATGTATGTTCTGTTTATGGAACAGACTCAGACTCACTGATGCTGCCTTCTAGGATAGAGTCATTATATAGACTACATGCAAATGATATTCTTTTAGAAGATAATCTAAATAATATTGACAATTGGAACTATAAGGTAGATGTTACCGAAAGTGGATTTGCTCTTCGTATTAATAGAGCAAACATGCTAGACAATACAGTTTATACTGCAAATGGCATGGTTCCTCCAAGCATTAATGATTCCTCTGGAATTTTTAGAAGAGGTGTAAGATACACAGTGTTTGGAAAATTTGGCTGGCAAGCAGTCCCAGACGAAGTAGACCTTGCAGCAATGGAATTAATGAAAGATTATTTTTCCAAAGATAACATGTGGAGAAACAAATATGTTACCAAAATTTCAACATTTGACTGGGATTTTGAATACGGAAGTGGATCAACTTCAGGAACTGGAAATCTTTATGCAGATCAATTGCTCTCAGATTATGTAGTTTCTAAAGTTATACTTATCTGATGAATGGAATTATAGACTCTGTTTTGTCTATGAACCTAGATGTATATAGACAGTTTGAGGTTCAGGATCCTGATACAGGAGCAATACTTAGGGAATGGAATTACTACAAAACAATACCGTGCCACGCTAAAGGAGTTATTAGCAACTCTGCAACTACACGTTCTAGTGACAAGCAAATATTTTCAAATAAGTATTTGAACGATCAAGTTATTCAAGTTAGAACTTCAGAAAAATTAACATCTAGAGAAAAGGTTACAAACATTAGGGACTCTAATGGAAACACTATCTGGAATGAAATTAATTATCCAAACGAAACTCCAACTGTATTTGAAGTTATGGGAACAACGCCAGTCACCGACCCATTTGGTCGTGTAATTGCATATAGCTCATCTATGAAGAGATCGGAGAACCAGCAAATTGGACAATAGCGGATTACTGGTTCAAGCATCAAGCGGACTTGAAAGAATGATGCATGCTAATCAAAGCGGACCTTTAAAAGATAGCACAGTAGCTCAGGTGTCAGCATTTGTATACTATGAAGCAGCAGTCATATCTAAGTTAACATCTAGTGCTAAATTTAAAGCTTTATTTGTAAATACAATTTTTAATCAAGTCTCTGAAGATTTTGGAAACTACATAGATGCATTAGCTAGATCAAAGCCTAAGAGCTTACACCATGTTTATGAATGGCAAAAGTCTGGAGACAAAACAGGCAGACTTTTTAAGGTAAATAAAATTTCTGAAGAAGGATTGTCTTTTAGATTAAACTATGATTTCTTGCCATCAAAATCTATGGTTCCTTCATCAAATGGAAAGCGTAGGCATATGTTTAAAAATAAAGCTTCTATAATGGAAGCTGGCAATCCATTAGTTATTAGACCTAAGAATTCAGAACGATTAGTTTTTGAAATTGATGGAGAAACAGTTTTTATGCCTAAGGGCCAATCTGTAACAGTTAAGCGCCCTGGAGGATCTGCTGCTACTAACCAATTTACTTTAGCGCATTCAAGATTTTTTAGTGGAAGGTTAGTAAATGAATCAATTAAAAAATCTGGATTTCAAAGAATATTTAGCTCAAGTCTTACTAAGGCACTTAGAGTTCCATCTAATATTAAGAAAGTTCAATATTCATTTTCACCAAACCTTATCAGGTCTCAGGCTGACGAGGCGCTTGCTGCGTCATTTGGAGGTGCAATGTGACGGCTAACTATAAGCTAGATGCCATGCTAGAGCTTCGCAAGTATTTATGGAAAGAGCTATATACCCGTAATATATTTGATGAAGATGACTATTGGTCAGACAACTTAAATGAAAGCATTGTTCCAATTATCCCAGTTCAACAAGTTGCTGAAATGAATCAATTTTTAAGTGGGAAGAAGCATATTGTTTACGACAAGATTGGCATGTCGTATGAAGACAACTGGCTAATCTGCTGTGAGCAGATCATGTTTACTTTATATTCTACGTCTGTGGCAGACATAAATGAAATTAGAAACTATATGACTGATGAGTTTAGAAGAATGGATGAGTCTGCTAGAGATGTTAACAGATGGACTGAATTGTCAAATAAATTTAAATTTCATAGCATATGGGTGGCAGATATATCCCCAACAGCCCCCTCAGAAGAGCTTCAGGGGTTCTTCTCCGCAGAGGTGATATTAGAGATTAAATACTCTAGAATCACAGATTCCGTAGGTAGATTCCTCTAGGGTTTGCCTTTTTACCTATTATGGAATAAAATTATCCTAAGAGGAAAGAAGCCTAGCCAGCTTTAATTTAAGATTTTAAAATATATATATATATTAAAATATAGGAGGTAAGAAAACTATGGCACAATCCGTAGGTAATGCTAAAAATATTCTCGTTGGTGCATCTCCGTTGTTCTTGTCAACAATTGACGTAAACGACTCAGACTACATCTCAAACGCAGAAGCAGGCGTAGCAGTTGCATCAGGCGCAGGAACAGTAGGCGTCCCAGCATTTGCATCAGGCGTATCATACACATCAACACTAAATGCTGTTGATCAAGAAGCAGGAAAGTTTGGATACCGTAACGTTGGTTTTACTAACAATGGTCTTCAAATTACTTATAACCCAACATACGATTCAGTAACAGTAGATCAGCTACTTGATACAGCTAAGCTGTTCAAGTCTGCGATGGAAGTTATGATTGCAACAGAAATGTCAGAAGGTACTCTCGAGAATATCGCAGCAGTATTCGGACAGAGTGCATCAACTCTTTCAACAACAGGAACTGGACTAACAAAGAAGGATGTCCTCGGTCTTGAGGCAGGTTCTCTAGGAGCAGCTCCAACAGAGCGTCAATTGATTGCAGTAGGTCTAGCACCAACAGCAAGCTCAACAGCTTCAGAGCGTGTATATTATGCACGTAGAGTTTTGTCTGTACAACAGTCACAATTCTCTCTTGCACGTACAACTCCAACTACATTCCCAGTAACATTCCGTCTTCTACCAGATGCTAACTACGCTGGCTCAGAATACGGCAAGATTATTGACCGTGTACTAGTAGCATAATAAATTTAATTTATTAGCGAGAACCCCCAGGAAACTGGGGGTTTTCCATTTGTATAGATAATGCCTATATGTTATAATAATTAAGACTAGATCCTAGGAGGATTAAATTGGCCACAACAGTATATGACGTAGAAGAAGTACAGCTACAAAACGGACAGACCGTAAAGCTAAAACCACTCTCTATTAAAGAACTTCGTAAGTTCATGATTGCAATTAAAAAGACTGGGGATTCCCAAACAGAAGATGAAACATTAAATATCTTAATTGACGCTTGTGCAATTGCACTAGAAAAACAACTACCAGACTTGGTAGCAGACAGAGAAGCATTTGAAGATGCAATCGATGTTCCAACAATGAACCGCATTCTAGAAGTTTGCGGAGGAATTAAACTTGACGACCCAAACCTACTAGCGGCAGCGGTTCTGGCTGGTCAGAACTAGACTTAGCCGCTTTAGAAGGAGAACTTTTTCTTTTAGGACATTGGAGAAATTACGATGAACTTGAAGAAAATTTATCAATGCCAGAACTTATAGCTACCCTTAAAGCTTTAAAGAAAAAGGAACACGGAGAAAGAAAGTTTCTAGCATCTTTAAAGGGAGTAGATTTAGGTGAGTACGAAGAAGAAAACGAAGAAGGTTCTAGTTTCGAAGAGATAGAATTGAGAGCAGCAGGAATACATGCTAATCCCAATGATGTCGTTTCACTACAAGGAAGATTTGCAGCTCAGGCTGGATTCGGAATTGGAGAAGGACTAGGATACACCAAGGAGTAATATAAACATAAATGGCTGAAGAGACAATAAGTACCCGAATAGTCGCTAACGCTGACTTCTCAGCCCTTATCGCCGATGTGCATAGGGTTACTTCTAGTCTATCTAAATTACAAGAGCAATTAGCCAACTCAAACAAGATGTTGGCAAATCAAATTGCCGTAATGAATAGATCGTTTTCTGACACCCTTAGAAGCACAGGACAGTACTCCACACACTTTGTAAGCCTACAATCAGATGTCGAAAAATTTGGTAAAAATCTTGATGGCGGAAAACTTAAACTAAATCAATACTTTAACACATTTAGACAGCATGCACAGCAATCTGGTGGGCTTATAAGAGATTTAGCAAAACAGCAAGTAGCCTTACAGAACTCAGTATTACAACCGCTAGGCAGAAATGCACAAGGACTTATGCAGTTCAATGTGCACGTTCCAAGAGGGCTTGATGAAATAAAGAACAAAACCGCCATAGCAAGACAAGAACTTCAAATTATGAATAAGGTAATCCAGGATGGCGCTGGACAACTTATTAACTGGGGTAAAAATACACAGTGGGCTGGTCGTCAGTTAACAGTAGGATTAACAGTTCCTTTAATAGCTTTTGGAGCGCAAGCAGCAAAAGCATTTAGAGAAGCAGATCAAGAACTAGTTCGTTTAACAAAGGTTTATGGGGATGTTGCAGGAACTTCAGCCGCTGAACTAGGTAGAGTTAGAGATGATGTAGTTAAAACTTCAAGAGAAATATCTGCAGCAATGGGTGTATCTTTTAAAGAAACAATTGGGCTAGCAGCTGATATTGCAGCAACTGGAAAAACTGGAGATGAACTTCTTGGGTCTATTAAAGAAACGACAAGACTCGCAGTACTTGGTGAAGTAGATAGACAAGAAGCAATGAAAGCTACACTTGCAATTCAGTCAGCATTTAAACAAAATACAGATGAGCTTTCACAATCAATTAACTTTCTTAACGCAGTTGAAAACCAAACATCAACAACTCTTAATGACCTAGTGGAAGCAATTCCAAAAGCTGGTCCAGTAATTCAGGGATTAGGCGGAAGCGTACAAGACCTTGCCCTTTATTTAACTGCTATGCGTGAAGGTGGCATTAATGCTTCAGAAGGAGCAAACGCATTAAAGTCAGCTCTTGCATCTTTGATTAACCCAACAGATGTTGCACAAGGAAAATTTAAAGCTTTAGGAATTGATTTACTTTCAATAGTAAATGACAATGCTGGTAATTTAACTGGAACACTTATGGAGCTGCAAGGCGCATTAGACAGACTTAATCCATTGCAAAAACAACAGGCCATAGAGCAGCTGTTTGGAAAGTTTCAATTTTCAAGACTAAATGCTTTGTTTGAAAATTTAGGAAGAGAAGGAAGCCAAACCCTAAAAGTTTTAGATCTGATGAAAACATCAACGTCAGACTTAGCATCTGTTGCTGATCGAGAATTAGCAGCTGTAACAGAGTCTGCATCAGGTAAATATCGTAGAGCTATAGAAAGCTTGAGAGCGTCTCTAGCTGAAGTTGGAGAACAGTTTTTAAAGATTAATACAGTTCTTATTCAGGTTATTGATAAGGTAGTTCAATTTGCCAACAACTTGCCAGGACCAGTAAAGCAAGTTCTAGCATTAGCTGGCGGATTTACAGCAGTGATTGGTCCAGTAATTATGTTAACTGGTGTGCTTGCAAACTTCTTTGGATATATTCTAAAGGGTATATTCCACATGAAGGCATTCTTTAAAGGCGGAGAAGGATGGAAGTATTTAACACCAGAGATGCTTGCTGCAGAAAAAGCAGGAAGACTAGTTGAACAATCATTTTATAGTGATGCAAAAGCAGCTGCAGTATTAAAACAAGCACTTGGTAATCTAATTGATGAATTTTCAATACTAGAAGCAAAAGCAAAGTCTGGTGCGATGAGTGTTAATCCAGCAGTTTCAACAATGGCTGGGAACCTCGTGATGGCAGCGGGAGGCTCTAGAGTAGTAAATCCAGATCATCCATTAGCAGGAGCACAAGGAACAAGAGCAAGTTCTCATATGGTCCCAAGAGCTGGAATGACAGAGGCTCAAAGACTTCAACAGACTATATTTGGAATGGTTCCAGGATCAATTCCTGTAAATCAAAAAATTGGTCAAAACCCACAAATTTATATGAACGAGCCTTTGCCAAATGTTCCTGGAGTTACATCAGTAAATGGTGTATCTACTGGTATAGTTTCTGGAGAAGCAGCAAGATGGCATGCAATGATGGCTACTTTAGGAATGCAATCAAAGGTAGAAATTGAAACCTTAAAGAAAACAATTGCAGCAACTGGCACAGTAAGTAAAGAATTTATGATGCAGTTTGATGACATTCTTCCAGTTGTATCAAAGCTTACAGACAATGCCGCTAGAGAATCAGCTTTAATTGTTGCAGAGCTTCGTGCAGGTAAGCTTAGCGTAGAAGCAGCCAAAGCAAAAATTATTGCTCTTAACTTAGAAACAGAAAGAATGATTGCTTCTGCAGTTCAGTCTCAAGCTGGGGCTATGGGAAGAACGATTAACACAACAATGGTTCCTACTCTTAATCAGCCAGTTGTAGATCCTACTGGTAAATCTAATATGAGAGAATTGTTCAAAAAGGGAAGAACAAGAGATTTTATTAATAAAATATCTGGAATACTTGGAGTAAGAACTTCTGGCGCTGGATATAACATTGAAACAACAGTACCGAAAAAATTTAATCAAGGCAATATTGTTCCAGGAACTGGAAATACAGATACAGTTCCAGCAATGCTTACTCCAGGTGAATTTGTTGTAAACAAAGAGGCAACCGCAGCAAATCTTCCATTGCTTCAAGCAATTAATAACGGACAGCAGTCTAATACTGGTGAATATAATATAGGCGGAATCGTACAAGCATTTTTAAAGATGACAAAATTTGGTGGACAAAAGCCAATGGTTTCAAAAAACTTAATAGACAAAATGTTCCCAGGAAGATTAACATCTCGTGCAAATGCTCCATACTATGAGCCAAAGGGCAATGCAGGTGTATTTGGAGGCAATGTTGCTGGTAGAAAATTTTCTGCATCAACAGCAAAAATAAATAAAGATATGGAAACCGAAGGCGTAGATCCAAGGGTGCTCCTTGCCTCTGTAAATGCAAGAGGTGGCGGATCAAGATTATCTACTGATGTATTTTTAGATGGATTGGTTAACTCAGGAGTAATTTCAAAATCAGAAAAAAGAAGACTATCAAAATTAATATTTAATTCTTATGCAAGAAAAGTTATGTCTATGGGTAAAGTTAACGATAAAAATAATCCAGTTTATTCTGTGTCAGAAGAATTGTTAAGAAAAGAGCTTGCAAGTAATCCAATTGGTTTAGGGGCTTGGGATAAGTGGTCACGATCTCCAGGAAGTTTTGCACATCCAACAAGAAGAAGCTCTACTGGATTTTTAAATCAAATTCAAGTTGGTGGAAAATCAATTAAGTTTTCAAATCTAGAAGCTTCAAAATCAAATAAATTTTATCATTCAAAAGAAGAGTCAAACCCATTTATAAAAATACTATCATCACTATTTTCTACAACAAAATTAAACAGAGGTGGAGCAGTAGGTAATGTATTAAAGAGCACTGCATTTAAAAACCTTGGCGCAAGATTTGGCAAAATGGGTGACAACTGGGGAGCAACAGCATTGTCTATTGGTATGGGCAAGAAGCTATTTGGTAGTTCAGGTCTTACTCCTAAAGCACAAAACTTAATGTATGGAAAGCTTATTCAGAATCTTGAAAAAGAAAGGCCATATGGATATGTAAAAGACGCTCAGGGACATCTTAAAAAAGCTTTAGAGCCAGATATTGTAGATGCACTTATTAAATCATCAGCTGGCGATGTGCTTAGCACAGGTGGCAAAAGCTTGAGTAAAATTGATAGAGAAATTCTAAGAACTAAATATGCAAACTGGGATAACAAATCATGGACTCCGTCAACTTCTAAAATAAGAAAGCAAATGTTTGGAATGAATAGTGGCGGAATGGTGCCAGGAACTCAATATTTAAATAGTGGCGGAATGGTAAAGGGAGTTCAGTATTTAAGAAGAGGAAGCAAGCGTCCAGTAGAGGCAGCTCCATCTATGGGAGGCGGAATGGCCTCATCATTTGGCGGTATGGGTTTAATGGCCGCAGGCTCAATGATTGGTGGCGGTGCTGGACAGTTAATGAGCAGTGCTGGTATGGCAATGACATTTATGCCAATGCTTAGAATGATTCCTAAAGTAAATTCATTGATGGATACAATGAAAAATAAAATGGGTGTCCTGAGTGTTGGATCAACAAAATTAAGCGATGCTTTCACTAAAAAGGCAGGCAGTCTAACTGGACTATCAAAAGGATTTGGCCCAGTACTAAGAGGACTTGGATTTTTAGCTAAAGGTTTTGGTCCAGTTGGTCTTGCAATTACTGGAACGATACTTGCAGTAAAAGGACTAACTAAATTATACAAGGATCACCAAGAAGAGCTTCGTATAAATAGACTAGAATATGGAATGTCATCTGAAGCAATTAAAAAAGCTGGATATTCAATGTCTGATTATGGAGCTAATATAAAGAAAGCTGTAGCAGACTCTAAAGCATTACAAGAAAGAAATACCATGCTTTATGAAAGCATGTTCCAGGCAAACATTCCTATTAAGATGACAATTGCAGAATATAAAAAGCTTCGTAAAGAAACAAAAGAAAAGATGCCAGATCTTATTGAGCTATTTAATCAAAAGGGTAACTCTGAAGTTGGCGCAGTTGCTTCTAGACTAAAGGCACAGTTTATGTCTCTAGGAGATAATGTTGAAACTGCAACAGCTAAAGTCTATGCCCTTATGTCTCAGTCCAATAAGGCACAATTAGCTGCTGGAGCAATTGGAACAAAGGGGTTCGGATCAATAAAAACAGCAGTAGATGCTGCAGTATCTTCAGCAGGAAATTTTGACGATGCAATGGCAGATGGTGATGCTAAGGCGGCTGCAGATTCACTTATGATTGCTTTTGAAGGAATTGGCAATGCGATAAAAGATAATGCAAAGAAAAATAAGTTAGAGTTTGGCGACTCAATGGATCAAGTATTAAAGAAGATGGCTACAACAGGCAAGGGCCAGGTAGCAATTAATCAAGAAGTTCTGGATGAATTAAAGAAACAAAATCCTGAACTTGCTAAAATATTAAATTCTACAGATACTGCTACATCCGCATGGGCAAAGTATCAGCTTGCATTACAAGGAGTTAATTTAGACCTACAGACTCTTTCTGGAGAAGCTGCAAATGCCGCATTAAAATTGCAATCTCTAGTTGTTTCTAATACTACAGCTACTCTTAAAAACACTGCTGGGATTAAAGAGCAGTATGCAAAGTATGAAGGACTGCAGAAGAGAATTAAAGATCTTCAAAAGGCCGCTCAGGGACAATCTGCTAAACAGCAAATTGATAGCCGAAAGGTAATAGAGGGACTTAATGAACAGATTAAAAAGATTAAGGATGCTGCTGATGCTAAGATTAAAGCCCTTCGTGCTCAAAGCCAAGCAGAAAATGATAATTTAGAATTACAAAAACTACAATTAGAATACCAGCAAGCTATTGCTCGTGGAGATCAAGATGCTGCTGCTAGATCTCAAATTGCTATTCAGCAACTTACAAATCAAGTTCAAACTAAAAAAGCAGAAGAAGCAATCATTGCTAAAGCAGAGCTAGACATCAAGCCTATTCAAGACAAGATTGATAAATTAGGTAAGAAGAATCAAGAGCTAGCAGATAAAGCAGCGCTTGCAGGCGAAAGCTTATCTAAATTACAGGCACAATCTGATGGTCTTAAGGATAAGCTGTCTGGCTTAGAAAAAGCATTATCTTCAGCAGCTTTTAATAAGCTTATCATGGGTGATGCCTATGAAGGTAGCGCCCAACAAAAAACAGATTTAGCTGGAGTAGAATCATTTAACAGGGATCTTGGAGGACCAAAGTCTGTTGAAAAAGTAATTCCAAAGGGCGCAAAAGCAAGACACAGAATTCCAGAAACATTTTCTAATACTCCAGGAGGCGCAAAGGATCTACTAGATAAAACTGTAAAAGAAATGTCTGTACAAGCTTCAGTTGTAAATCTTATTGGAGATATAAAAGGCAGTGGTACTACTGGGGGCAAGGGATTAGTAGTTGGTGGCGCTAATGCCTATAATTTTATGGGTGATAGAACAAGTAAAGGTAATCCTCTACAAGTTCCTACTGATAGCATTTCTGCTCAGTACGTAAATGAAGATGGAACGCTGAATGATGGTGGTGACAAATATATTATATCTGCCCTTAAGTTACAAAAGGGAGAATTTTTTAAATTTAACGGAAAGACTTATGAAGTCTTAAAAACGGGATGGGGATTTGGAGATAGAGCAAAACCACTCGGTAGATCACTTGGCGGACCAGTTACCCCTGGACGAAAGTATGAGGTTAATGATAGAATAAACTCATTAGGTCGTCAGCAAGAAATCTTTATGCCTACAATGCCAGGAGTAATAAAGCCTAATATTGATACAGCATTTAACATCCCATCACAACAGACTACTAGAATACCAAATATTTCTAACAGTCCAAATAGCAATAATATATATAATATTGATATTGAGCTAAATGGTACAAATGTTACAGTGGATGATGTTATGAAGTCTATGGAAGCAAAAATGAAATTAGTTGGTGCTACACTAGGTAGACCAGTAAATGTAGGAGGTAAATACTAATGCCAGCTTTATCTTTACCTAGAGGCTCCGTACTTTGGATAGAAGCCAAGGACTTGCTTGCTACTCCTGCTGGCACAACTAAAATTTGGAATAAGGTTACAGAGCACAATAGAAGCCCGCTAGAAATTGGTATTGAAAGAATTGAGATGTCGACTAGAACATCTAATGGAACACTTAGAAAAAATCATATTGCTGATAAGAGGAGTTTTTCTATGTCATGGGAAATGCTGCCTTCATATAGAAGTTTAACAGTCGATGGCGGTTGGGGGGCAGAAGACTTAAGAGAATTCTACCTTAGCGACGACGGAAAGAAAACATTTAATATTAGAATTAACTTGGCAAAAACAGGGTCAGATCAATCTTCTTCAGGATATGAATCATATACAGTTGCTATTAGTGAATGCAGCTTTAGCGTAGTTAAAAGAGGCACACAGCCGCATTGGAATGTCTCTTTAACAATGGATGAAGTCTAATGATATCTGCCTCAAGTTCTCTTAAAACACTATTAGAGCAACAGTCTACAATTATAATAAATGCTGGGTGCACAGTAGAATATAATATGAATATTTTGGTAGATAACATTGTTGTATCTGGTGCAGATATTAGCAGAACAGATTCTGCTAATAATGTATACTACCCATTTAAAAAACTATTTCCAGTAGATTCTGTTATTAAACAAAACAGGCCAGTAAAGGCGGGAATCAAGTATGCTATTGTTGGGGACGTTGGTTTAAATACTTATAGAAATCCCAAAAGTAGTGAGTATGCTTTAAGCTATAGAACATATTACCCTGGAGCAGAGTCTACCTACAAATACTATGTTTCAGATAAAGGCACTGGATTAGATGTAACAGCTACCTATCCAAAAACAATATTAACAAATAAAATAGTTGTTAGATTTGAGTTGGGGCATTCTACTCCATCTACATGGACTATATATAGTGGATCAACACAACTAGCAACAGGCACAAGTGCAGATATAAAATCTTCTAGCAGCTCAGATGCAGGCACAGTAACAATTTATTATAATGGAACATCATGGGTAAAAGTAGAACCTACTTCTATTTCAGCTCCTATTAATATGACAAGTCTTAGAGTAACCACTTCGGGGGTTAGCGGTAAATATATTGGTCTTATTGAAATGTCTCCTAGATGGGTAAAAGATATTACAGATAGGGTAGTAGATTTTGATATTACAAAAGAAACTTCTAGCGGATCAGATGATATTCTTCCAGTAGGATCTGTAACAGCAAACTCTTTAAGCTTATCAGCTGTATCATATGAGGATCCAAGAGAAGTCGTATCTTTTGACAAGACTATGTCCTTTGATTCCACAAAAACTTATATGTATAAAGGAATAGAGTTATCTCCTTATTTTAAAATATACCATACCGATGGAGCAATAACAGACTCTTCTGGGAAATACGATAAGATTAATCAAGGCTTGTTCTATGTAGATAGCTGGTCGATATCAGAATTTGGAAACATTTCTGTGACTGCTCTTGATGGAGCAAGAATTCTACAACAGATGATTGCACCCAGCATAGTTTGTAAAGACTATACAACAGTAGCAATTGTAAGAACATTGTTGGATAATATTGGATTTACTAATTATAATTTTAACATTACATCTACCGACACATCAATATTTTCACCAAGATACTGGTGGACGGATGATGGTGGAACGGTATGGGATTCGATACAAAGACTGTGCCGAGATTCTCAAATGGTAGCTGTGTTTGATGAAAACAACATCTTACAATTTTATACTAGAGAATATTTGTTTAGCACAGTTGGGAAAACTCCTTTAGAGTTTAGATATAGCGCTAGTGGAAGTAACCTGCCAAACATTCTATCTTTAGAAAAACAGGATTTGCCATCGGCTAATCAGGTAAAGGTTTTGTGGAAAAGCGTTACTACAAATAACTATACTGGAAACTCTCAACCTATATGGGCATCTAATGAAAGAAATCTAGGAGCACTTTCTTTAGAACAAGACATACCTTCAATTCCTGGCCCATCTGTTGGTCCATTCGACTTATCTGGAACAGGCACCTATATAAAATTAAATTTAGTTGTTGCAAACGATGCTCTTAAAAATAATATTTTAAATGAATACAGTGGGTACCTTGTAATCGATTCAGAAATTATAGAGTACGATGCAATACAATATGAGTACAAAGATCTGTCTAATGTAACACAGACTAAAGATATTACAAGCGGCTCAGAGGCCCTAAAGTATCTTGGATTAAGCCAACCAGGTGCTAGCAACTATCAGCCAAATGGTAAATACAGAGTAAAAACAAGAGGTGCATTTGGAACAAAAATAGTTGCACACTATAAGCAGGAAAACATATTAAATTCTTGGGCAGGATACGATACCGTATGGAGCGAGACTAGTGGATCTACTCCAGTTCAAACAAATGTCGCCAGCGTAACTGCTACAGTTTCTACAACTCAGGTTCCAACAGACTCCCCGTTTGATTCTGATGCATATATAAAGAGTCTAACTTCTCAAGGCTGGTCTCAATCTGATGCTGCTGCTTCTGCTAGATATGCTGCTCAAGCAGAGTACTGGTATCGTACGTTAGGAATAAAATAATGAGTAATCAAAGATCAATTCAAACGTCATTGTTTTCTTTAACAAATAATAGCACAAATCCAAATCAACATTCTGTTGCAATTAAAAACTCTGGAATATCAACTTCTTACTCCCACTACGCATTTGGAACGGCTATGTTTTTTCCAGGGACCGTTAATGATGTTACCAGCTCTGGCGGACTAGGGTTTTTTACTAGCTCAAATGGAAATACTGGATATTATGTTTCAGTACAAACAACTACACACTTATCTGATTCAGCAGACAAAGAAATAAAAATTTATAAAGTTGTAAATGGCAAGAAGATTATTTTGGCAGACAGCCAATCTACTCCTTCAAAAACATTAACTGGAATCTTGGCTGGAACAGTATATAAGCTAGACGTAAATGTTTCTGTAGGGGCTTCTTCCGTAACAATTGATGCTTATGTAAATAGCTATAAGATAACTACAACAGATAGCTCTTCTCCATTAAGCAAGACAAGTAACGTGGCTATGTTTGCAAATAGCGGCAAGGTCAACTACGATTATATCTATGCTGCTCCAATAACTGAAGATCAGTATAAAAGTGGAATCATGCAAAACGTATATGAGGGTAAGTACGGTCCTAAAACTCTGAGCTTCTTGTATGGGGATAAGCTTATTGAAAATAAGAATATCTCTTCTGGACAGACTGCGTGGCTAGAGGAATTTGGAACAACTGCTAGAGAGCTAAAGCAAATAAAAATTAAATATCAAGATAGGCCAGCTGACCCCCTATTTGCCACAGTTGGAATTAACAAGCTAGCCTCTATTCTAGGACAAAGGCTTACCTCGTTTGGAGCAGAAGTTTTTGTTTTAAATAATTCTGGAATGATGATTCCGCTCTCGGACGGCAACCTGTATTCTTTTGCAGTAGTTGGAAATTCTATAACAGTTTCTGGAGAGCATGAGTATACCTCTAATACGCTAAGCGATACAACAAATCCAGAACCAGTAGTTTTTGAAACTGGATGGATTCAAAGGGAAGACGATGCTAAAAATTTAGGTACATGGATACAGTCACAATGGTCAAAGCAGCAACGTGTTATTGAAATGGAAATATTTAGTAATCCATTAATATCTGTTGGGGACATTATCACCATTAACTATCCAAAAAATGATTTGGACGGAACTCAAAAATTTGTAGTGACAAGGGTAACAAACTCATTTAAAGAAGGGTTAAATACTAGCATATCAGCACGTTCTATTTATAGCTGATAAATGGTATAATAAAAATATGGCTAATAATAAAAAAGAATCTACGACCTCGGTTGGAGTTATCCCCCCGTTAACAGATTATGCCGATGGTATAAGCAGCTTCTACCTAGCCCCACACTTCGGAAGAAATTATCCAGTAAGAAGAGATGGAGACATGATCTCTATTTCAATAGAGGATGACGCTTTTGTTTATGCAGAAGATGAAGATGATGAGACAAATCCAAAGGATCCAGAAAATCCAAAAGACCCAGACAAGCCGTCTCTTGGCAGAAAAGCACCAACCCTAATGGACATACAGGTTATTTCTAACCAAGTGGTTTATGATGCCTCAAATAATCCAACATCAAAAATTACTTTTAGGGTTAGAAATTCAAGTGGTGAGGATGTAAAGGCGGTAAATGTTTTGGTGGAGAAAAAATGATAACTAAATTTGGAAAAAGATTTTTAGTAGACTTTATTGCTGGTAACTCAAATTTTACATATAAAGAGTTGTCTTTTGGTATTGCTACAGCAACCCAACTACCTGAGTCAGATACCAACACAAGGCTTGGTTTTGAGATATACAAATTACCAGTAAACTTATCTTCCATAAATATTGAAGACGATGGTGTCGGAGGATTTAATTATTACGCAATATTTAAAACTACAATACCTCAAGATATCTCTGGCGTAATAAGCGAAATTGGATTGTATCCTGGATTTAGAAAATCTATTAATTTCTATGATAGTAAGTTTATAACCTCATTTGACAATAATACTTTATGGGCAGACTCTAACGGAGACAGCCCAGCGCTAGAGTCAAATTCAACGGACGGTACGACTTTTGTGTCTAAGATTGGTGAGAATATGATTAAGATCAATGTAAATCAATCATCATCTAAAGAATATAAAAATTCAATTGCTCTCCTAGATTTATCTGGATACAGTGTTAATGATAGCCTAACTCTTGCATATAAAAAGGCAGATAACAACACATCAAAAATTAGAATTAAATTTTATAGTTCAAGCTCAGCATATTATTACGCTGACTTTATACCGTCTGGATCTAATGAAGATAAAGTTCAATCAGTTTCAATGTCAGATGTATTTAATAATATAGTTGGGTCTCCAGATTTAACAAACATTACTAGCATAGGGGTTGAAGTTACTGCTGGCTCTGGAGGCAATACTGTTGTGTATTTTGATGGGCTAAGAGTAAATGATGAAGACACATTTGACCCTCAATATGGTTTAATTGCAAGACACATTCTTACAACTCCACTTAAAAAACCATCTGGCCGTCCAGTGGATGTAGAATATAAACTGCAGTTGGAGTTCTAAATGACATCAGATGCAGCAAACTGGCAAAAATACTATCCTAAAGATTTAATTAAAAATCCTACTACAGAAAATTTAGCTGCTAATGCTGCCTCTGATAAAAATAATTTTACAGTTGTTGTGCCAAATTTAAAAATAGATTCACCTTATGCATTTCAATTTCAATATGTTTTTGAAGATGGCGTAAAAAGTGATTGGTCTCAAGGGCTTTCTTTAACGACTGCTAATATTCCAACTCTAGATGTTCCTAAATTTTTAAATACAGACCTTACATATTTTAACGGAATACTAAACATATCTTGGGGCGGGCTTGATGCTAATGGTCAGGCATATACACAAGCATTTGATAGAATCAATATATATATAAAAAATGAAACGCTAGTAGGTTCCCCATACAGACTAGTAGGCTTTTTGAAATCAGCAGGAACTGTAAGCGTAGCCGTTCCACCAGTAGCCCATAGCGTTAAACTTAAGGTCGTATCTGTTACTGGCGTAGAGTCAAATTTTAGTGAAGCTCAATTCGAAACACCAAAGCTTGTGCCATTGACATTACCAACTTCTGCAGTAGGTTCTTGGGTTGGAACAAATTTTAGAGTTTCATTTAATCATAATCCTGCAGAAGAATATTTTAGTTATTATAAGGTTACAATAACTGGCGGAGGCTCATCTAAAGTATTTGACGTACCACCAACACCAGGAACATCATCTCAATCTTTTACATTAAGCTTATCTCAAAATAGAGCAGCATTTGGTGTACCTCAAACTTCTTTTAGCGGTTCTGTTAGCACAGTTAATATTTATGGAAATGAAGGATCTACAGTTCCTTTCAGCTTATCATCTTATGCCAATACCTTACCTGCTGCAACAATTGTTGCTTCAGCAATAAGCAATGGCTATAGTGTATCTTATACAACCCCAGCAGACGCTACGTTTGATAAAATAGAAATTGAAGAAGTTGAGTCTTCTAGCAGTACTGCACCAACAACTGGATACAATAAAGTATTTTCTGGATCCTCTAATCCAGCAATTACAATTACTCCAAATACAAATAAAAGATGGGTTCGTGCAAGATTTGTAGATAATATTGGCGGATACGGATCTTATGGAACATCGGTATCGGTAACACCAACAAGCCCAGTTGTTGCAGATACAGAAGGACCAGCAAATGTAACATCAGTAACAGCAATTGGAGGTCTAGATACTGCAGGAACAATAGGATTTAATGGTTACTCAGACATATCTTGGCCAGCCGTTACTGGCGGAGGTATACGTGGATACAGAATAAGGTTTAGGCCAGTAACCACTCCGTCTTCAAGTTATTCTTATGCTGACTCTCCTGGAACTGGAACTTCATACAGGCTTGCAGGACTAGGTGCAGGCCTAACTTACGAAATAGCTGTTGCAACATATGACGAATACAATAATACATCTTCTTCTTACGTATCGTCTTCAGCAAATGTTACTATTGATGGTACCCCATATGTTGCAAGCACCGTTGATGTAACTGGATTCTTTAGAGCAAAAGCAAATCCTACAGATGCAGATAGCACAGCATTTAAATTTGGATATGGTGTAGATACTGGTAAACGTGGTCTTGTATTCAATACAAATAATTATTGGTACGTAGACTCTAGCCAATCAGCTTCATTAAAAGTAGGTGGAAGCACATCTAATTATATTGAGTGGAATGGAACTTCATTTGTTATAGATGGAGATCTCAGAGCTAAAAAAGGTTCATTTAGCGGAAACATAAATATGGCAACTGGTGCATCAGTTTATAGCGGAACAATAAGTGGTAATACTGTAACGCCTACAGGAGATTCTGGCGGATCTTTAACTGGAGCTGGGTATATACTTAATTCATCTGGACTAACATTTAACTCAGCAACAGTTTCTGGTATAACAACAATTGCTGCAACAACTGGTTTGTTTACTACAAGAAGTGCAAATATTGGTGGATGGGATGTAGATGCATCTTCAATTAAAAAAACATCTACCAGTGGAACAATATCTCTAGATTCATCTAATGCACAAATTACATTGTCAAGTGCATCTTATACCGCAGGTATTGCAACACCAAATAGCAACGCCGCAAGCGATATTGTATTCTGGGCTGGTGGAGCAAGAAGCACGGCTGCTAATTTTTACGTTCAAGCAAATGGAACTGTAGTAATGAAGTCTGCAGTAATTACTGGATATGCCTCATCAGGTGATATTCCAGATGTTTCTCAATTTATTACAGCAGGACAAGTTAACACAAATGTAACAAGCATAAGCGGGGGAAAAATAACTTCAGGCATTATTAAGGGTGGAACGCATACTGGAACTGCGGATGGGTCTAATTTTTCAAGTTCTGGCCTAGCCATTAATTTAGATACTGGAGGAATATCCGCAAAGAACTTTAGACTTACTTCTGGCGGAGATGCATTCTTTAATGGAACAGTATTTGCTGGTATATCTATTTCTTCCTCAAGCATAACTGGTACAAGTATTGGCGCATCAACAATTACTGTTTCTGATACATTTTCATCATCTGGATTAACTATAGCAAGCGATTCAGATTTAGCTGAAACAACTGATAGCACAAGTGGGTCTGCAATCACTGTAACAGGAAATACAAACTTTACTCCAACAGTAACAATAGCAAGTGGAAAAATTAGCTCAGATTCAATGTTAAGACTAGAAAGTACTACATCATCTGGATACACAGAGATTCTTGCTGGAGGAACACAATCTGCCATGTTCTCTAATACAAAGTCTTCCCTTAAATTTACAGAAGGTCTATATCTTGGAAATTCTACCAACAGTGTTGGTGGAACATCTACAGTTCCATCAGGACCATACGTAACAGTAGATGCAAGAATGAGATTAAGAAAAGGCGCTCCGTTGTTATATCCAGGAGGAACAGCTGGAGCTTACGTAAGAAATATTTATATTAAATCAACAACTTCCGCCCCTGCTACAACAACAGGGCACGTCGGCGATATCTTTATAACTTATTAGGAATAGTCATGCCAATTAGAGTAAAAACTGGAACCTCCACATGGTCAGCAATTAAAAAAATATATGCTAAAACCAGTACTGGTAGCGGTGGATGGAAAACTGCAACCAAGGTGTTTGCAAAATTAACAACTGGCTGGATTCAAGTTTGGCCAGGAGATGCTCCATCACCTAGCTTAACAGATCCTATCGACATAAGAACTGGTGGATACAATGGCACTAGGGCAACAAGTCCGCAATTTATTAATACAGTCTTATATGGAAACGATGGAACCATAAATGGAACACAGCCAATTACCGTAAATTCAAGAAGAATGAAAATTTCTGAGGATAATACTGGAAATACAGATAGATATCAACTAGAGACAACAGATATTTATAATCTAACAAACAACAGCGAAACAGACATTGGATTCAAAAGATTTATGGCTGACGGATGGTGGTTATTCTATGAGCTTGTTGCTTCTAATACAGACTCTCCCTATCCTCCAGGAACAACATTGTATTCTCCACCAATTAAAATTATTAGACAGCAGCCAACCGTAACCTCTTCTACTCTTTCAGAAAATTATAGTTCTGGAAGCGCCCAGCTTACCTTAGATTTTGTGATAAATGATTCTTGGTTTAAAGCAGCGGATCTGTCAAGGTCATATGTTAAATGGTGGCGCAATACATCAAAGTCCCCTGGTGGAACAGATTTAAAAACAACATACTTGGACTCCTTTGCTTTTCCTCAACTAATTGACGATACAAGAAGCGGATCACAGTATAGCGAATACAATGGAACTGGAACTACAATTACTGGCACTGACTTTTATACTGAATCAGGTGGAATTGCAGCTGGTAACTATATAATTGCAGAGATAGTTCTTGTGAATTCATACACAGATCATCCAGGCAACTCTCCAGTTAGTTCTTTTAAGTCTACTGGAAGTGTTGCAACAATTACATCTGTTACAGTTACCGATATAAATGGCAACAGTATCCTTGACAATCAATCTAGCCAAAGAGTAATTGCTGATGGAGTTATGGTGTGGACGGCAAACGTAATCGATGTTAGCCCCACTACACACTATCTTTTAGAGCCTAGATTTTATCGCAATGACATAACAACAGAAAATAGATATCATAGATGGGATACTTTAGCTCAACAAAGCACATCAACTGATAGCGGAGGATTTCCTGTAGATTTAACACCATATTCAATTACACCAAATGGCAGCGGTGGAGCAACTGTTGTCTGGAGGGAATGGATAGATGCTGGTCTATTTGGAATAGCTGGTCCAACTTACAATACTGGCGTAGCAAGATGGACATTAGAATTTAGATTAAGTGCAAGAGCTTCATCTACTTCATCTAACGCATCTGCAAGCTATTTTACTGGTAATATTCCAAGCATAGGGGCTTACCCATTTGGCATAGATCTTCCAGGAATGATTGATATTGCCCCATCTTCTGCAATGACTCTAAATGTTACATCTACAACTCCTAGCACAGGAAATTCAATTACTTTTTCTGGATCAACAGTAGGCTATCCAACAACTACATATGCATCATATCCAAAAAGATACAAGATAGATTTTGGTGATAATACAGATAGCGGATGGAATTATTTTTCAACTGGAACTAGCAATCCAGGTTTTTCTGGTATAACAAAAACTTATAATACAGTTGGAACATATACTGCAACTCTGCTATGGGAACCTCAAGGAGATCCTGCAAGAAGTACTAGGAATAGAGTAATCACTGTTTCTCCACCATTATCTGCACCAACTCCAACTGGAGTTGTATGGAATGGCACATCTTTTGTTTTATCTTATACTGGTGGATCTGGCCCGTGGTTTCAATCTTGGTATAGAGTTGATAACACAACGTATCCTTCCGACGGCACTGGCTATGATCCTGGCAGTGAAACGCAAAATACTACTACTATAACATACACACCTGGTTTTACACCAACGCCTGGATCAACATATTATTTCTGGGTTAGATCTGCAAAGACTTCTACGGCAAATACATCTGGATCTGATGTAAGCTCATACAGCACAACTAGAGTTCAAGTTACAATACCAGCAGTTGCAACCGCACCTACTTCAGTGACCGCATCAAATAATGGTAGCTCAACAACACTTACTGCATCTTGGTCTGGCGCAACAAACGCAGCATATTATAGAATTTATTGGAGCAGTAGCGCTACAGCGCCAACAAGCCCAGCTACAGTTTTTGATGAAGAAAAAACTGTGAATGGAAGCACTATAACAGCATCTTCTGGTTCTTGGGCATGGGGACCTGGAGACCCAGATAAAAATGGAAACACTCCAGCATTTGGTGGCAACTACTACTTTTATGTATCTGCTTCCGCAAACGGTACAACATGGACTCCTTATGTTAGAACTTCTGGTATAACTAATTTAGCTTTATTTCCTCCCACATCAGTTTCTGTAACTCCAGGCCCACAAGGTGGAGCAGTTACTGCTACATTCTCTGGAGGATCTGGACCAAATTATCAGATGTATTGGATATCATCAGCAAATGCACCAACAGGACAGGTCACACCAGATGCAACTGGTTCTTCTAGTCCATTAACAGATTTTACTGGTCCAGGTGGTACAACAACAACCTATATGTATATTAGATCAGTTGTATCATTGGGTGACACATCTGCAGGAGCTTCAGCTACAGCAAGTGCTTGGAGTGCTGGAGTCCCATTTAATATGACCTCAACTGAAGTATCACAAAACAGCGCTCCAACAGTTAGAGCTACTAATACATTTTCAACATCTATTGTTAAGTATCTTGATAGCATTACTTGGACAACTGGTACATATACTAATGCTCAATCTATAACATCAGTATTGCTTTACTCTACAGTCACATCAAACTTGGTGGCCCCAGGAGGTAACACGCTATCATCATTTAGAACAGCTAATCCATATGCAATAGTTCCTGCTGATCCCGCTGGAACCCCTTACGTGTTTGCAGTAAGGGATACAGTTGTCGGAACAAATGGAACAACTTATTATTTTTATAGTGGTCAAATTACTTCTGCAAATGCTGATGCAGTAGCGTTTTCATATGGTACAGCAACGTCAGCTGCTGGAGGATGGACAGCTTCTGTAAACTCTGGAGCACAAACTGGCGCTACTTATTCATATGTGTCTGCAACTGCTGGGTCTGGATCGGTTAATTCTACAACTGGTGCAGTTACTGCCTCTGGATTAGGATCTAACGCACCTTCTACAATTACTGTCAATAAAGCTGTTAGCGGATACAATACGGCTTCAACAACAGCTAGTGGAATTTCTTCTACGGTTGCTAGCTTTAACCTTAACTACAACGCAAATGGCGGAACTGGAACCATGACTCCAACAACTGGAAACGGAAACGTTACCGTTAAGTCAAATGGATTTTCAAGAACAAACTGTAACTTTGCAGGCTGGAATACAAATGCTGCAGGAACTGGAACTAACTACGCAGCAGGCAGCACATTTAACTTAACAGCAGAATCTACCTTATACGCAAGATGGACTGCTGTTGCAAACTCTGCTACTGCTCCTACTGGATTTAAATTTGATGGTAACAATTTGCCTACATCTGGAAGAAAGAGATGGTCTTGGACTGGGCCTGGAACTGTTACTGGAGGAACTGCTACTGGATTTAGAGTTCAAATAAGCTCAACAAGCTCTACCTCTGGATTTTCAACAGTTGCAGAATCACCACTTTCAATTGGAGCAAGAAATTACAGCGTTGCTGTTAGCCCAGTAACATCCCCAAGATGGCTAAGAGTTGCAATGGTATATACTGATGGACTAGGAAACACCGTAAACAGCCCTACATTTACGGCTGCATTATAAGGAGAAAATATGATAAGCAAGGAAGATAAAATACAAATTATCAATAGTAAGATAAGTATACTTGAGGGAGTTATTTATAATTTAGATATAGAGCTGGCAGCAGAGTCTGCCAAATCTAATCCAAATAATGAACACATTCAAAATGTACTGTCTGAAAAAAATGATAATTTAATGGCTTTAAATGCCATCAATCAACTCCTAGACATTGAAGTCTCGGAATGATATAATATGAAAGGAGGAAAAAATGACAATCGAACTAACAAATGAAGAGAAGCTAGGACTAGTAGCACAGCACATAAAGTCTGTAGACTATAGCATATATGGACTCCAGCTTGACTTACTAGAATTGCAAGCAGTGCCAAATGCAGATGCTTCGCAAGTTTCTAACATAAATTCTAGAATTACTCTATTGAATACAAAAAGAGCAGCACTAGTTGAAGAAAAGGATTCTTTGACTGTAATTACCGAATAGGATAACCGTGGCAGAAAAAGCAGAACTTGTTATAACAGCGCTACAGCAAAGAATTGGTGAGATAGTTTCAAGTTATGAAACTCAGATTGCTATTTTACGTGCAGATTATACACAGCTATTGGAGCAGGTACAAAATGCAAAGAAAGTAGAAGATGATAAATTTGAGGCGGCAGAAGCCTATTCAGAGCATCTTAGCAATATCACAGCCGACTAATTTCCCCTCAGGTATCGCTGTTAAAACAGATAAAGATACATACTGGATTAAAGATGGCAAAAGATATAGATTAATTTCGGATAGAGCCGCACAGTCTTGGTGCTTTACTACGGTATTAGCAACTGAATCGGCATTATCAGGGATTAAACTAGTTGGAAAACTAGGGTTTAGAGACGGCACCTTGATCAAGAATGTCGCAGATGGTAAAATGTATCTAGTATCACAGAATAAACTAAGACACATTATAGACCCAGATTCTTTTACTAGATACGGTCTAGATAGATCAAAAATGATTGAGGTTTCCGAAAAAGAAATTTCAGCACACGATTTAGGAGAAAAACTTTAATGGCAGCATTTGATGACGGCACACCTTTAGACGCAGCTGCATTACAAGATCTAGAAAGACGTCTAGTAGAAATAAGAGCAAGTATTCCAAAAGTGGGTTCTACTTCTACTGGAAATTCACCTGGAAATCTAGAAAATAAAACAGTTTCGGCAAGCCAAATATTAGGCGGGCTTCACACAGGAGTCACATTGGTTCCAGGAAAAGCAACTCCTTTTACAATCAATTTTAAAACTACTTTACAATCAAATCCAAAATCAGTTATAATAACTCCAGTAAGAACTGCAGACATCCCAAGCGTATTTAGCTTTGCAATAGACAGCAAGACATTGGGTCCGACTGGAGTTTCTGGAAATGCTTACTTAAACTCATCAGCAAAGGCATCATTTACAATAGGATTTTATTGGATGGTAATTTGCCACTAGCCTATTGACAGGCTGATTTAATATGCTACAATTTAGATAATATCAAGGTCACGACTCCGTGACCCTTTTTTACGCAGGGAAGTTAAATGACAAACGATTTAAAATGGATGTTGTCATCCGATCAGCAATTCCCTTATCAAGATGATAAGATGATTGCTCTATGGTTTAAAGTTATGAAATGGTTTAAGCCAGATGTAGTAGATTATCTTGGGGATACTGACGATCAAGCTTGCTACAGTAAATATACAGAAGGAAGATCTGCAGAGTTTCTTCAGCTTCATAAGGATGACAGTCGTGATTTAATTGTTCCAATGATGCGTCATGAGGCAAAGGGTGCAAGAGATTTTTATGCAAAGACTCGTGAGATGCTTCCAGATGCACAACTGTTTTCAGCATTGGGAAACCACGACATACGTATCTTTGATTACATAGACAAGAAGCTTCCAGATTATGCAAAGGATGTGACCCCAGAATCACTTTGGTCATTGGACTCCCTAGGCTACGATTATATTTATTATGACTCATTGCCTAAGCGTCGCTTTGGAGACGTGCACGTACACCACGGCATCTCTATTGCAGCAACTGGTTCCGTTCGCAAGGATATGGAAGATCTTCAGGTGTCTTTAATTAGAGGTCACTCACATAGAATTGCTTCACATATGGTAACATATGAACTAAGAAACAATGGTGAAGGAGAAACTCTTCGTGGATATGAGATTGGCCATATGTGTGACGAAAAGGGTCCAGGAATGAAGTATACTCAACACCATGATTGGCAGAAGGGCTTTGCTATTGCACACATTGTCAACGACTACCCTCATATTCAAATGATCCATATTGCTCCAGACTACTCTTGCGTTGTGGACGGAAAGACATTCTCGCTATGATGAAATGTCAGAAATGTAGCGGTAGAGTATTTGTAGATAGAGTATTTTCTCAAAAACTACACACAGAACTATTCTGCATTCTTTGCGGTAAGCGATGGATGATTAACAAAGAAACAAGTGCATTTGGTAAATGGCTAGAGAAAACCGACAGAGATTACGCAAAAAATTCGTCTATTTCTTCTTAAATGGTAAAGTACATAAAGTACTAAGGCTATCAAGAGCTAAAGACGAAGTCGTTGCTTGGTCCTATGTAGATAAAAAAAGAGTTATGTATTCTTATGCTCAGGTAGATAAAAGTATGGAGAGGGCGTATACAGTAGTAGAGGCAGGCAAAATTTTAGGCAGGCACAGGGTAACTATAGAGGAGTATATTTTGCAGGGTAAAATTAAACAGCCCCAAAAAGTATATCCAATTAGTAATCCAGAAAGCACCTGGTCTAAATATATGTTAAGTGAATCAGACATTCTGGACATACATCAATTTATTATTGATGCTGGACATATTAGAGATTTACCTTCAAGATCAGAATTGCAGGCTATTCTCAAACACAATTTAATATTGTATACTAAGACAGAAGACGGAAAATTTGTACCTGTATGGAAGGCGGAGTAATGTCAGAGACAAGAGTAAAGGTGGACCTATCGTTCACACGCAATCTAGGAAACTACGAGAGCATTAAAATTGGTATAGGCATAGAAGATAATGTTCGTAGTGGAGAGAACGTAGATACTGCTACAGAAAGAGTCTATGCTTTTGTCGAAAACAAGCTTATCGAAAAGACTCGTGAAGTAGAAGAAGAGCTAAAACGTGCCAAATGAGAAACAACCATATGTGTTGATTGGTTTATACGAGTCTCTTTACTTAGAAAAGTATGGCAGAAAACCACGGCTAAATAAGTTTCGTGAGAAGTGGGCTATGCAGGATGTAATAGATAGCGTAGGATTTGATAGAGCCAGAGATCTTTTGGTATACTATTTTAAAACTAACAAGTCTGGGCACCCACTTAGTTTCTTTTTCTACAACTTTGATAAGATTGATTACTTAAAGTCAGAGCGTGAGAAGGATGAAAAGCATCGTCGATTGCTATTACAGGCAACGAAAGAATTAGTAGAGGGCGGAAGCGAATGAATACAGAAGCAGAGTTGCTATCAGCAGTATGTAAGAATAAAGATATAAGCACACTACTGGCAGATAATGTAGATGAGATTTTTACATCACATAAGGATATCTGGGATTCGCTAAAAGCATATTACTATAAGTTTAAAGCAGTACCAGAAGCTGGAATCCTCATGGAGCGATTCAAAGACTTCGAGCCAGTTGAAACAAAAGCTGAGACTGGATACTATTTAGATAAGTTAAAGAATGAATACCTAACTAGTAGATTAAAGAATATTATTCTTCAAAGCGGGTCTGCTCTAAAAGAAGATGCTGCATCCAGAGTACTTGGAGATTTACAGGCTAAGCTTTCACAATTGTCTAAATTTACAAATCATGTTCGTGACGTAGATGTTACAGATATTGATTTGGCAGAAAAGCATTTCTTGGCGGTTAAAGAACGTTCAACAATTATGGGCGGGGCTCCAGGAATTTTAACAGGCTTTGATGCAATTGATAAGGCATACCCTACTGGAATGGCTCCAGGACACCTCATTGTTGCTATTGGTTGGCCAGGGCGTGGTAAGACATGGTTCACATCATATCTTGCTTGCAAGGCTTGGGAGCAAGGATTCAAGCCTATGATTGTATCTCTTGAAATGTCTCCAGAAAATATGCGTGATCGTATTTACACAATGATGGGTTCTGGATTATTCCGTGCATCAGATTTTGCAAGGGGTGATGTGAATGTTGATACATTTAGATCTTGGGGTCAGAAAAGATTTGAAAACAAGAACGGTTTTATTCTTGTATCTAATGAAGGTATGGGGGAAGTAAATGCAAATACTGTTCAGGCTAAAATTGACCAACATAAACCAGATCTAGTTATTTTAGATTATCACCAGCTATTCTCAGATAACAAGAGAAGTACTGGTGCAACAGAGCGCAACATGAATGTGTCTCGTGAGTTTAAGATGCTTGCTATGACAAACAACATTCCAGTTATTGATATCACTGCAGCAACTATGGATGACATTACAGATCAAGATGCCCCGCCTATGCTGTCTCAGGTAGCATGGTCAAAGGCTATTGAGTATGATGCTGATATGGCTATTGCTATCCATAAATATACAGATACTAATATGATTGAAGTTGTCAGCCGAAAGAACCGTCATGGTCAAGACTTTAATGTATTCTTAGATTGGGATATCAACAGGGGTATCATCAAAGAGATTTATGAAAATCCTTTTGCGAATGACCCATCGAAAAATTAAAAGATTTCAAATAGATGTTGAGTTTCATGACAACTCACAACTCATTAGCTTGAGACCTCAATATGAAAACTTGTTAATTCAAGATATGAGGGGTAAGGGATATGTCAGAGTACTTGACATAGACCCAGCATTTTCGGTAGAATTTACTGGCGAGACATGGAAGTTCTTAATGAGCATTCATGGTGTTTATGTGGGAAAGAAGAAGGCATGGCAATTAGAGGGTATAACACAAGGGAAGTCGATACCACGCACTACACGCCAAACCATATCAAGTCAATCCTAAAATCAATAGGACTTGAAATTGTTGGTGAGACTGGTAATGACTTTCTATGCTACTGCCCATTTCATTCTAATAGACACACGTCAAGCTTTAGCGTAAGTCGTGAAAAGGGTGCATTCATATGCTTTAATCCTTCATGCGGTGAAGCTGGAACTCTACAGGAATTAGTAAAGCGTGTCATGCACAAAAATGACTTTGAGGCAATGAGGTTTATTGCGACAAAAGAAACTGAGTCGTTAGAAAATTTTGACGACTTATTGTCAGAAGCAATGAATGAAAAGCCTGTCTTTGAAGAGTTCTCTCAAGATACTTTAGATAAATTACATAATGGATTAATTAACAGCGATAAAGCAAAGATATACTTTAAGTCTCGTGGTATTGAAATACAGGCAGTAACAGATTTTTCTTTAGGATATTCTGAAAACATGGATATGGTAACTGTTCCAGTTCATAGCCCAGACGGAATGCCAATTGGCATTGTTGGAAGATCTGTTGAAGGAAAATCTTTTAAGAATAGCACAAATCTTCCAAAGAGCAAAACGCTTTTTAACATTCACCGTGCCAAAAAAGTAGGGGCCCATGTCATAGTTGTAGAGTCTAGCTTTGATGCAATTCGTGTTCATCAAGCTGGATTCCCAAATGTCGTTGCAACCCTAGGTGGATTTTTGTCTACCGAACAACAAAATTTATTAAATAGACATTTCAATAAAATAACTATTATGACTGATGCAGATCAGGCTGGCAGAGAATTAGGCAGAAGTATAGTTAATAAATTAAAATTCAAAGACCTCTTGTGGGCTTCGTTTGAATATGGTAAGATATATCCTCATGATGCAAAAGATGCTGGCGACATGACCGATGAGGAAATAAAGACCTGCATTAAAAATTCTGTATCCGACATTGAATACAGATCTTGGAACTCGTGATATAATAAAAATACAGATGGATATATACCATCAACTATAAAGGAGAAATATATGAGTATAGTAAAGGGTCTAAAAGACCTCAACAAGGCACTAGATAAGCCTACCTACAGCGGTGGGGATGAAAACAAAGGTCGTTGGCTAAAGATTGAAGACGGCGAAAGCGTAAAGATTAGATTCCTCCAGGAACTTGATCCAGATTCACCAACATATAATGACAAGCTTGGTTGCGGATTTATCGCATTAGAGCACACTAACCCAAAGGATTATCGTCGCAAGGCTCTAGATACAATGGAGTCAGAAGGACGTGACTGGGCAAACGAACAACATCGCAAGGATCCAAAGGCTGGCTGGAAAGCCAGAACACGCCTATACATTAATGTCCTAGTAGACGATGGCAAAGAAGAGCCATATGTAGCAATTCTTTCACAAGGTACAAGCGGTAAGACAATTACACCTACCCTAATTGAATACGCTGGTGAGATGGGAAGCATCACCAACCTTATGTGGCGAATTAAGCGTAATGGTTCAAAAACAGATACAAGTTATACAATTATTCCGCTGGCAAAGGACGAAGCACCATTTGATTTCTCTGCCCTAGAGTTGTATGACCTAGAAAAAACAGCAGTTCGTCACGTAACATATGCAGAGCAAGAAGCTTTTTATATGGGCGAAGGTGGCAATAACGAAGAGCCATCAGCTTCATCTAGTAGCGTAGACTGGTAAAATAAATAGTTGCAGGGCTGGTCTATTGACTGGCCCTGCATTATTTGTTAGAATAACAACATGATCTCATACGAAATCCCAGACCCATTTGCTACTTTTGTGGCAAACAAATATAAAAATGCTAGTGGCATGGTGTATGATTTTTTTGCAAGAGAGTGGTATTTAAAGGCGGCTTGCTGCGGAGAAGAACTATATGCTCCAAATAGAAAGACTATGACTAAGATTAGACTTTATCATACAAGAAATGAATGCTTGGGCGGATACTAATGAGTTTTACACATCTACATGTTCATTCATACTACTCATTAATGGATGGACTCAATTCACCCAAAGAACTATGTCAGGCTGCCATAGATGCAGGGCAAACAACAATTGCAATTACAGATCATGGAACCTTGTCATCACATCGTGAAATGCAGATTGCTGCAAAAGAGTTGGGCATAAAGCCAATTCTTGGAGTAGAAGCGTATATATCTCCTACAGATAGATTTGACCGTTCCTCCAAAACAGATAAGTCTATTCAGGCTTACAATCATATTATTTTATTGGCTAAGAATAAAAAGGGTCTTGAGAATATTAATATTCTGCAAGAGCTTGCATGGAACGAAGGCTTTTATCATAAGCCACGTATTGATAGGGAGATACTCAATGAATATTCGGAAGGTATTATTGTATTGTCTGGATGTCTTAATGGCCTCATTTCTAAGTGCATCGAGAAGAATGAGTTTTCTGAAGCTAAACTTATTCTCAAAGATTTTAAGAAAAATTTCGGCGATGATTTTTATATTGAGGTTCAATCTCACAATCCGAAAGAAATAAATGAAGGCCTATTGTCTTTAGCAGACGAACTTAAAATTAAAGCGGTGGCGACAGGAGATGCCCACTTTGCTAAAGAAGAAGATCGTATATTAGAAGAGGCTATGCTTATTCTATCTACATCCCCTAAATCAGATAAAGAAGCAGACTTTGATATGTCTCGCCAAATGAAGGATATGTTAGATAGATTTAACTATCTTTATCCAGATAGAAAAATATCATTTGTAGACTATAATTTATTTATTCAGACCAGAGAAGAAATTGAATCAGACTTCAAGAAATCAGGGATTAATCGAACAGACATTTTTGATAATACTATGGAGATTGCTGACAAAATTGGAGAATACGATTTTAACAGCGGATTAGACCTTCTCCCTGTCCCTAAGACAGATGCGGACGATAAGCTGGCTCAGATGGCCTCTGAAGGCCTTAAAAGGCTAAACCTGGACAAGGATGCGGTCTACATTGACAGGCTCAATGAGGAACTAGACATTATTAAGTCTAAGAGTTTTGCCTCATATTTCTTGGTTGTGGCAGATATGATTAACTGGGCAAAGACAAATAATATTATGGTTGGTCCTGGCCGTGGCTCTGCCGCTGGCTCTCTCGTCTGCTATTCCCTAGGCATTACAGATGTTGATCCAATTAAATATGACCTGCTATTCTTCCGATTTATTAATCCAGAGCGTAATGACTTTCCAGATATCGATACAGACTTTGAAGACCGCCGTCGTAAAGAAGTAAAGGAATATCTTAAGAAGAAGTTTAAGCACGTTGCATCTATTTCTACATACACTTATTTTAAGGATAAGGGTGTTATTAGAGATGCTGCTCGTGTATTTATGGTCCCGCTTTCAGACGTTAACCGTGCAATGAAGTCTATCGATACATTTGAAGACTTCATGGACTCCCCTAATACAAAAGAATTTAGAATGAAGTATCCAGAAGTCCTATGGCTTGCCGAAAGATTGCGTGGAAAGATTAGATCTGTTGGTGTGCATGCTGCTGGAGTTGTAGTTGCTAAAGATGATATTCGTAAGTATGCTCCAGTTGAGTCTCGTGAAGACGCACAAGATAAAGTTTCTGGGCGAATCCCAGTAGTAGCCTACGATATGGATACAGTAGCAGACATTGGCCTAATCAAACTAGATGCACTCGGATTAAAAACTTTATCTGTTATTTCAGATACTCTTCAGTCTATTAAAGATAGAACTGGTAAAGCAATTAATCTTTCAGAACTTCCGCTAGACGATAAAGCAGTTTATAAAACACTTAGCGAAGGGTATACAAAAGGTGTATTCCAAGCTGAAGCAACCCCATACACTAACTTACTCATAAAGATGGGTGTTGATAAATTTGAAGACCTTGCTGCATCTAACGCATTAGTTCGTCCAGGAGCAATGAATACTGTAGGTGCTTCTTACATTAAGCGTAAGCATGGAGATGAAGCAGTGCAATTTATTCACCCTATTATGAAACCTTTTACCGAAAATACTTACGGAGTTATTATTTATCAAGAACAGGTTATGCAGGCATGTGTACACCTAGGCGGTATGACTTGGTCCGAAGCTGACAAAGTTCGTAAAATTATTGGAAAGAAAAAGGATGCAAAAGAATTTGATCAGTTTAAAGATAGATTTATTGAGGGTGCTTCAAAACATATTTCTAAAAAACAAGCAGAGACTCTCTGGCACACATTTGAAGCTCATGCTGGGTATTCGTTCAATCGTTCCCACGCTGTTGCTTACTCTATGCTTTCTTATTTTACTGCTTGGCTCAAAACTTATTACCCGCTGGAATTCATGTTCTCGATTCTTAAAAACGAAAGCGACAAAGATGCCAGAACAGAATATTTAATTGAGGCAAAAAGATTGAAGCTTAGCATTAAGCTTCCTCATATTAATGAATCTGATGTTTTCTTTTCGTTAAAAGGTGATTCAATTAGATTCGGACTAGGTGAGGTTAAATTTATTTCAGATAGTATTGCGAATAAGATTATTGATCAAAGACCTTTTGCTTCTTACTCAGAGTTTATTGAAAAGGCTTCTAAGAAGGGAAGTGGAATCAATAGCCGTGCAGTCTCTGCTCTAAATGCAATTGGTGCTGCCGCATTTGAGGATAACCCTAGATCTGGAAACGAAAAAAATAATTACTATGAGTATTTAGGAATTCCAACATTTAGCTTAGACCTACCACCTAGAATTAAAACACAGGCTAGACCAATTTCTGAGTTTGATGACCTAGGCTCCTTTGTAATGTTTGGAATGGCTAAATCAATTAAACGTGGAACTGGATGGGCTAGAATCGAACTTGTTGATGAAACAGGATCAATCGGTTTGTTCCATAATGAGCAGACACCAATTGAAACAAATCAAATGTATTTTATTTTGGTTGGAGACAATAGAATTGCACGTTATGTAAAGGTTCAGGATATTAATCCAGAATCTAAAGATTCATTTGTAGATTTCTTATACAGAAAAGAATATGATCTTGCTGATAACGAATACATTGTGGTAGACTTTACGCCATATAAAACAAAAGCTGGTAAAACAATGGCGCACATTGTGATGTCAGATAAAGATAAAAATTTAACTAGAGCTATTGTATTTTCTAGTATGTATAAGATTGCCTTAGCAAAAATGCGTGAGGGAATGAAGTGTCAGGTTGTTTTGTCAAAGTTAGACGATGGGACATTAATGATTAAGGAGATAAAGTGACAGAGGGTGTAGATGGTCTCATACAGTCCATCAGTATCAATCAGATCCTTGTAGCGATACTAGAGGAGCATGGCAAAATTACAGTGCCTACTTTAAAGTTTCTAGATGCAGCACAAACTGATAAAGAGTTGGTTATTGATTATGATGAGGATGGCCCATCATTTACTTTTAGTTTAAGGGATAAAGTTGAACAGCAATAGTGTTTTAACAGAGTATGGCCTTGATGCATTAGCAGCAATGCTTCATGAAACAGCAATAGAAAAGGGGTTTTGGGATGGAGATTATTCTAATGACAAGATTGGAAACAAGCTTGCCCTTGTACATTCAGAAGTTACTGAAGTATTAGAAGCAATTAGAAAGTCTAAGGGAAGCGAACATATTGTAGAGGAAATGGCAGATGTTATTATTCGCCTGCTAGATGTTTATGCTGCAATGAGAAATGAAGAGCAGGTTACACATAGTTTAGATGAAATTTTAGAGGCTAAAATAAATATAAATAAAGAGCGTCCAAGACTTCATGGAAACTTATTCTAGGTAAAGTATAACTAGAATGACAATAAGTATAGATGCCTACGCCTTGCATAACGATTCGGCTACCATATCTCCGTTACCAGTTAATAGAGATTGGATGGAAGAAACGCCAGGTAGACAAGCTTATCATTGTTTTCCGATGAGCCTTGCAAATCAGCTTGGCTGGGGTATATCTTTTAAAAAAGATATTTCATTTATACTACATAACGACTTTGACAATATATCATATGGGAAAATGGAAATAATTTCTGGTCAGGAATATGTTTCTACAGATAGACAAAATGGTGTGTTGGCATTTAAAACTGGATTAGCGCTTAGAACTAGTGAAAATTTTAGCCTACTTGTCTATCAACCACCAAATGTTTTTATAAATGGTTGCGACTTTGTATCTGTAATTTTAAGTACATCTTTTATAAAAGATGAATTTCAGCCAGGAATAAGAGTTAATTCTTTTAATAAAAAAATTACTATTAAAGCTGGAACCCCAATTGCAGCAATACTTCCAATAGACTTGTCTAGTTTAGATCATTCAGAAGTAAAGATTAGCAACCTAGATTCTAGTATGTATTCAAATTTATTTAGCTCTAATGAATATCGAGATGTGGTTTCAGTTAGACAAAAAAACGGAGTCTGGTCAGATTTTTACAGAAATGCAACAGACCACCTTGGAAACAAAATAGGGGAGCATCAGGTTAAAAAAATTAATTTAAAAGTAGTTTAAAGCTTTACGAAACCTATTTTAAATGATATACTAATGTAAAAGAGAGAGAAATAATGAAAATTGAATTAGATGATATATTGGCAAAGCTAGATCCAAAAACAAGAGCAAGAGTTCAGTCAGCAGTAGATGTAAATGTAGATAAGCAGATTACACCAAGTATTGGTCTTAACCTAGCATTAAAAGGCGGACTTGCATACGGACGACAGATTCTTGTTTGGGGGAATAAGTCTGCTGGAAAATCTTCTTTCTGTCTACAAATGATTGCGTTAGCTCAAAAAGAAGGAAAGACATGCGCTTGGATAGATGCTGAGCACTCATATGATCCAGCATGGGCAGAGATGTTAGGTGTAGATTCTGAAAAACTAATCTATTCACCAGCAAAAACTGTTAACGATATGGTAGATGTTGCAACGAAACTTATGGATGCAGGAGTTGATATGATTGTAGTAGATTCTATTTCAGCTCTTCTTCCCGCAATTTATTTTGAAAAAGATGGCAATGAAATGAAAGATCTGCAAGACACTAAGCAGATTGGCGCTGAAGCAAAGGATATGACTCACGCAGTCAAGATGTTAAATTATGCAAACAAAAACACACTACTTGTTCTCATCTCACAACAACGAAATCAATTTGGATCTATGCATGCTAGTCACATCCCCACAGGTGGCATGGCAGTCAAGTTCTTTTCTTCCACTGTCATTAAGCTATGGTCGTCTGAGGCTGAGGCTAATGCTATTAAAGCTGGTATTAAAGTTGGCGACAAGATTATCGAACAAAGAGTCGGCAGGCCAGTTAACTGGATTATTGATTACAACAAAGTCGGCCCCCCTAATTTATCAGGACAATACGACTTTTATTACCAAGGGGAAACTCTGGGTATAGATGGAGTTGGAGAGACATTAGATGTTGCAGAAATGTGTGGGGTAGTTGAAAAGGGTGGCGCTTGGTATACTGTTAACGGAGAAAGATTTCAGGGACGTGCAAAAGCAGTTCAGTATCTTCGTGATAATCCAGAAGTAGTTACAAAACTACAGGAGGACATTAGTGCCAAATCTTAATGAATTTATTTCTTCAGAAAAAATTCACAGCCCAGAGCTAGAGCGCTTTGGAGGCAAGAAACCCTGTGCTAAATGCGACAAAGATGCAGAAGAATATTTTTGGGATGCTATGTCTTTGACTATGAGCTGGGAATGTCCAGATGGTCATAAGAATTCATTTAGGGTTAACTAATGTCAGAAAGATCTGAAGTAAAAAGAGATGGTGCTAAAGCACAAAAGAATAGTGGTCGTGGAGATTACCAAAAGGGTGATGCCAAATGGAATCAGTTCTTGGTGGATTATAAAGAGGCCTCATCTTCTTTTACTTTAAATAAGCCAGTGTGGTCTAAAATATGCACTGACACATTTAAAGTTAGTAGGGATATGCATCCAGCGCTAAAGATTATTATAGGAACAGATTCCAAGGTTCGTCTTGGAATTATTGAGTGGGCTGTGTTAGAAGAACTAATTCAGTTTTGGGAGGACAACAATGGCAAACAAGCGTAGATTTAACGATACTATTATTAGAAATGGTATGATTATAAAGATTCGTAAAGATGGGACAGTGCGATCAGTAGTTGGTCCTTATATAGTAAATCATAAGAAGACTAAGTAATGACAATGTTTTTGCTAGGGTTAATGCTGGGCTTTGTTATTGGCTATGGCTTAGGTTTATTTATAGACAAGATAGATAAGAGGATGAAAAATGGTAGAAGATAAGAATACTTTAGAGTTAATTAGTTCTATTACGGAGTTCAATGACCTACATGAGTATATGGGCGATGACCAACTAGATAGGGCACTTTCTATTGTAGTAAAACTATTAATGAATCCAGATGTTCCTTCTGCAAAGGCACCGTATTTAATTATCGAGCTTCAAGCAATGTCTACTAAGTTTTCTATGATGGCGTCTTACTATTCAACAATTGCTAAAGATAAAGCTGGAACTACAAACAACAACAAAAAGAATATTTATTATTCAGCAAAGGAGTCCATAGACAAACTTGTAGATGCACTTAAGTATGTCGTTAGGTACAATTCATAATGGGTAGAGATATAGTAAAGAACCTTAAGTTTAAGAAGCATGCTGGCAAGCACTTCGATCCAGAAAAATTTGCTCAGCTTTTAGATGAGTCATATCGTAATACCAAACGTGCTGATGGCGAAATGACTAAAAAGTCTTTTAGTCCAAGCACACTTGGATACGGTCACGGAACATGCCCAAGATACTGGTATATGGCTTTTAGTGGTGCTATGTTTATTGATGATAATGATGCAGTAGCCGTTGCTAATATGGCTCAAGGAACTCAGGCTCACGAAAGATTACAAAAACTAATTAGTACTATGCCAGAATGGAAAGCCGAAGAAGAAGAAATTGTAAATGAATACCCTCCCATCCGTGGCTTTATAGATTTAATTATGGAGTATGACGCAGAAACTGTAATTGGAGAAATTAAAACAGCAAAGCAAGAAGTGTGGGATCAAAGACAGGCAGAAATGAAACCTACAACAAATCACCTTCTTCAATTGCTTACGTATATGAAATTAAAAAATGCTAAAGAAGGCTTCTTTCTTTATGAAAATAAGAATACACAGGAGCTTATTGTTATTCCAGTATCTATGAACGAAAAAAATAAGGCAATTATTGAGGAAGCTTTTACCTGGATGTGCGAAGTCTGGGATAACTTTAAAGAAGGAGATCTTCCTATGCGTCCAGCTGGCGCCTCAAAGTCTAAGATGCCATGCACATATTGCCCTATTAAAAAGGAATGTTATGCAGGGCTAACTGGAACAGTTCAAATAGAATCGTATAAGGTTCCAAAGCTGTGATTTGTGCAAACAAAGACTGCTTAAACGGTAAAGAGTTTGAGCCTAAAACCCATAATCAAAAATATTGTTCCGATGAGTGCTGCAGAATTGCAACTAATAAAAGAATTATGGAAAAGTATTATGAAAAAAAAGCTATTAGAAATGGTGCTGCACGTGGATGTAAAAAATGTAAAGCACAGCTAAGTAGGTATAATGACACTTCGTTATGTGCAGCTTGCCAGAAAAAAATAGATATAACATCAAAAAATAAGATTAAGGGAATGCTAGATGAAATTAGCTGACCTTGTAAAGACCAGAGCAAATAAAGTTTTAGGGATAGATGCATCAACAAACTCTGTTGCCTTCTGCCTAATGGAAAATGATAAGCCATTAAAATGGGGTAAAATAGAATTTGTAGGGGCCGATATATATGAAAAGATATATGACGCAAAGGTTAAAACACACGCTATGCTAGAAGAATTAAAATCAGATTATATTGCGGTAGAGGGTGCAATACTTGTCAGATCACCTGATGCTGTGATAAAATTGTCTTATGTATATGGAGTTGTTATTGCTGAGCTTATGTCTACTGGCTCTAAGGTTATTACTATTAGCCCATCCTCGTGGCAGGCGTTCATTGGCAACAAAAATCCAACGAAAGATGAGAAGTCTGCAATAAGATTAAAGAGTCCAGGATACGCAGACTCTTGGTATAAAACTCAATTAAGAAATATGCGTAAGCAAAGAACCGTGGATTATTTTAATAATAAGTACGGCCTATCCATAACAGATTTTGACGTAGCAGATGCATTCGGCATCGCTCATTATGCTAATAAGGTGCTTACTGAAAGATGAAGTTTTATCAAAGCAAGGAGTGGCTATATAGAAGGTATGTAGTTCAAAAGAAAACTGTAACTGAGATAGGAAAAGAGTGCGGAGTATCCGCTATGACCATACAGAGATACCTAGAACAGTTTGGACTTATTAAAAAAAGATGACTCTCAATAAATTTTGCTATAAAGTTTTTCATATCCCAGGATATGGGGAATCTCACGAACAAAGATCTGACCTATTTAAAAGCCTTGATGATTTTTTGTTAACTAAAATGGACAGACTTGAAACAGATACAGTTCTAATTAGTAACGAAGACCAGTACTTTGATTTTAATGAAAAGCATAATTTGATTAAAACTCAACGTGAGTTTAAGTGGGGAGAGCTAGGCATATGGGCAAGCAACTTATTGGCAATTAAAAATTTTTTAAACACAGATAAAGAATATCTTATGTTAATGGAAGATGATATCTATGTTCCAAATCAAGAAAGGTTTGTCGAGCTTCTAGAATATTATATGAGCATTATTCCCAAAGACTGGGAAGTGTTTAGTTATTTTGTGCATGAAAATCAATTTACTAGGTTTCAGGATATTCACGGTCATTCCGAAATAGTTCCAGCATATCAAGACTGGTCGATGCTTTGCTATATATTAAATAGAAAGTCTGCAGAAAAAATTCTTAATTTGTGTTTAATTCATGGATTAACAATGCCAATAGACTGGTATATTTATAGGCAACCAGAGGTATTTAAGTCGTATACCCTGAGTCCTATTGCAGAAAAGGGATGTAAATTGTATAATGTAGTATCAACCTTTCAAGAAAAAGAAACAGGCCACCCAGTGCCAGAAAAGAGAAATAAATGAGCAGAGAGCTAGCAGAAAAGTTACCAAATTGGTTTCTAGGTAATAAAACACAAGATGACTTTGATAGACTTTTAAATGAATTTAGGGGCAAGCCTAATCTTAAGTTTTTAGAGATTGGTTCATTTTGCGGCAATAGTGCGGCATGGACTATCGAAAATATTCTTACAGATAAAACATCAAAGCTTACGTGTGTAGACCCTTGGAATGGAAATATTGTGCATGAAGCATTTGATTTCTCGGATGTAGAAGCTGCTTTTGATCAGCAACTTGAGCCATTTAAAGATCAGCTTATTAAACAAAAAGCATATAGCGATGAATGGCTTATGAAGAATCGCTCTAAGCAGTATGACTTTATTTATATTGATGGGGACCACATGCCACAAGCATTTATGATGGATGCTTTGCTTTCATGGGAGTTGTTAAAGCCAGGTGGAATTATGGCTATTGATGATTATGCATGGACACATCCACGAGGATCTCAGTATAATCCAGGACCAGCAATCGATATGTTTGTAAGCATGTACTCAGAGCACCTAACTGTTATCGAAAAGGGATGGCAAGTTTGGGTACGCAAGAATCCAGATTATGTTCGTCCAGAACATATTCACGAATAAAAGGCGGCTAAATGTTAAAACCAGTATTTGAAGATGTAAGTAGGTTTGATTGCTCAGACCTATATTTAAAATCAGTTGGTGCCCCAGCTGGCAATGCTATTTGGACAACCTGCCACGATATTGCACATATGCTAATTGAAAAAAATATCTCATACGGCAACTCGGCACTTGAGCCAGCTAGAATATTTTCAACGGCGGATTCAACAGAACAATTAAAAGTCCGTATAGATGATAAGCTAAATAGAGTAAAAAATAACCAAGGGTTTGCGGGAGATAATGATATCGATGATTTAATTGGATATCTAGTTCTCTATAAAATAGCTAGATCCAGTTGATTTTTTAGTCGACTAAGAGTATACTCTAATATATGTCTGAAATTGAATTAGCTGATCACTTTGATCGAATGAACGTAGTGGTCTCAGAACTACTTAAGGGAAATAACCCTACCCAAATTGCCACCGTAACAGGCTTTAAGAGAGCCGAAGTGGTCGAGTTGATAGATGAGTGGAAGAGCGTTGTTCACAACGACACAGCGGCCCGTGAAAGGGCTAAAGAGGCCATCTCAGGAGCAGACCAACACTATGCCATGCTAATTAAAGAAGCGTGGAAAACTGTAGAAGATGCAGATCAGGCGGGACAATTAAGTGTTAAATCTGGTGCATTAAAGCTTATTGCAGATATTGAAGGTAAAAGAATAGGCATGCTTCAAGAAGTCGGGTTACTAGATAATGCCGAATTAGCAAATCAAATTGCAGAAACAGAACGTAAGCAAGACATACTTGTAAAAATATTAAAAGAAGTAACTGCCTCTTGCCCTAAGTGTAAAATGGATGTGGCAAAAAGATTATCTCAGATCACTGGTATTGTTGAGCCAATAGAGATAGTTGAGGAATCTAGTGGATCTTAATTTTAATGATTTAATTGATATTCTAGATGGCGAAGAATTTGATGAACGTCCAGTGGACCTACGCACATTTGTAACAAATCCAGATTACTTAGGTTTACCACCTCTATCTGAATATCAATATACATTAATTGAAAAGTCTTCACAGGTTTATAAAGAGTCTACACTCATTAAATTATTCGGAGAAGACGAAGGCAAAAGAATGTTTAAGCAAACAGCCAATGAGGTTGTTGCTCAACTTGGCAAAGGCTCTGGAAAAGACTACTGCTCAACCATATCAGTAGCCTATATAGTATATTTACTATTGTGTCTTAAAGATCCAGCTCAGTATTATGGAAAGCCTCCTGGAGACTCTATTGATATCATTAACATTGCTATTAACGCACAGCAGGCAAACAACGTTTTCTTTAAGGGATTTAGAACACGAATAGATAAGTCTCCATGGTTTACTGGAAAGTATACTGAAAAGGCTTCTGAGATAAAGTTTAATAAGAATATAACAGTACACTCAGGTCACTCAGAGCGTGAGGCCTGGGAAGGATATAACGTTATCGTAATCATCCTTGATGAAATTTCAGGCTTTGCTACAGAAAATACAACTGGACACGAGCAGGCTAAAACTGGTAGTGCAATATACGAGATGTATCGTGCATCAGTCGATTCACGTTTTCCAGACTACGGAAAGGTTATTCTGCTTTCATTTCCAAGATATAAGAATGACTATATTCAGCAGAGATATGAGGACGTTGTTGCAGAAAAAGAAGTGGTAGTTAGATCTCACCACTTTAAACTCGACGACTCTTTGCCAGACGGAACAGATGGTAATGAATTTGATATTGAGTGGGAAGAAGATCACATCTTGTCCTATAAATATCCAAGAATGTATGCCCTTAAAAGACCAACCTGGGAAATTAATCCAACAAGAAGTATTGATGATTTTAAGGTAGCCTTTTATAAAAATGCACCAGATGCACTAGGTAGATTTGCATGCATGCCTTCAGAAGCTATAGATGCATTCTTTAAGTCTAGAGAAAAAATTGAAAACGCATTCAGCAACAAAGCTTTAGCCGTAGACGAATTTGGAAGATTTGAAAATTGGTTTGCGCCAGATCCAGATAAAGAGTATTTCTTGCACGTTGACTTGGCCCAAAAGCATGACCATTGTGCTGTTGCAATGGCACACGTACAAAAATGGGTAAATGTAAAAGTAACTGATACATATTCTCAACCAGCTCCAATTGTAGAAGTTGATGCAGTCAGATATTGGACGCCTACTCCAGATAAGTCTGTAGACTTTACTGAGGTTAAAGATTATATATTATCACTTAGGACAAAAGGATTTAAGATTCGTGTCTGTACGTTTGACAGATGGAACTCACACGACATGATGCAACAGTTAAAACAGTATGGTATTAATACAGAAAATTTATCTGTTGCAAAAAAACATTACGACGATATGGCAATGGTCGTAGCTGAGGACAGACTAAATGGGCCAGCAATTAAGTTGCTTGTTGATGAGTTGCTTCAGTTAAAAATTATGAGAGATAGGGTTGATCACCCAAGAAAAGGATCTAAAGACTTAGCAGATGCTGTGTGCGGTTCTGTATATAACGCAATCAGCAGAAGCAGGCCACAAAACAATGAAGAGATAGACATACATACCTACAGCTCTTTAAAGTGGGATAGAGAAAAAGAAGAAGATGAAATAGTAATGAATATGATAAGGCCACCAAGAATGCCTAAGAACTTATCAGATATGTTAGACGGAATGGAAATAGTATGAGTATATATCAAGAAAGAGCTAAAGAATGTAAATGTTGTGGCAAGCACGTACCGTTGCCTACAGTTCTAAAGGAATATAATGGCGTACCACTATGCCCTACAACATTTTCTAATGTAGTAGAGTATAAGAGAATATGGAAGTCTTTTGGTTCTAGGCCATCAGGAAGCATTAGAAAACATTTTTCTGAATACGTCCAGCAATTAGTAGAAACAACAATTAACGAAAGCGAAAATGTAATTTCAAATGAATCTTGAAGACAATGATGATGATGAAATGTTAGCCTATTATCTAGAAATAGGAGTTGTTAATCTTGAAGGCATGGACGAAAGCGGTGAAATGATTTATTCAATAGATCAAGAACTGGCTAAAGAGCTTGCCCCAGAGCTGTGGCAATCTCATATTGACTATGTTGATAAGTCTTTAATTGAGCTGTACGAGGCTGGATTAGTAGATGTTCAATACGACGAAAATCTAGAGGCAACAATACGTCTAAGCGAAGAAGGCCACAGGATAGCTAAAGAAAAGGGTCTTGTAGAGATAGACCCTGCAGATTTTAAAAACATTCCAAACGATTAAAGATTATGATATAATTATTATAGGATGCCCTAATGGGGTCCTATAAATTAACTTATTCGCTTGAAGGAGGAATAAAATGGTAACAACATATACATGGGATCTTTTTAAGGATCCTTTTTTTATTGGATTTGATAGAGCTTTAGATACATGGAGCCACGCTCAAACGGTATCGAGTGCGACTAACTATCCACCATATAACGTAATCAAGGTAGACGAAGACAACTTTGTTGTCGAACTAGCAGTCGCTGGATTTGCTAAAACAGATATTGACGTATCAACAGCAGACGGCAAGCTTACTGTAAAGGGAGAATTAAACACAGAGGATAACGATTCGAAGTTTATCCATCGTGGAATTGCTGCCCGTAAATTTACTCGTGAGTGGGCTCTTGGTGAATATATGGAAGTAAAGGCTGCTGAACTAAAGGACGGAATGCTTAAGATCGATATCGTACGCATTTTGCCAGAAGAGAAGAAGCCAAAGACTATCAAGATCAAATAAATAGTATAATAGAGATCTGCACCCCGTCACTGGGGAGTCGCAGATTCGGGCATCGCCGCCCAGGATAGTCGGGGGAGACAGCGACTATAAACAACTGGTATAGTCCTGAGTATGACTGTAAAAAACTGCTCCTTAAAATTAAGGAGAGATATGTTTGAATACAGAATTAAACAAGTAACTAAGGTAGTTGATGGAGACACTATCGATGTTGATATTGATTTGGGATTTAGCATATCATACTCTCAAAGACTAAGGTTGGCAGGAATTGACACACCAGAGTCTAGAACAACTGATAAGTTTGAAAAAACACTTGGAATTGAATCAAAAGATTACTTAAAATATAAGCTTAAGGATGCTAAGGATATAGTTGTAAAAACTGAAAAACCAGATAGCTCAGAAAAGTATGGAAGAATACTAGGGTGGGTCTATGTTGACGGAAATACAAAGTCTCTTAATGAACAGATGATTGAAGATGGATATGCTTGGTCATATATGGGAGATACTAAAGTTAAAGATTTTTCAATCCTGGCAGAAAAAAGAAAAAAGAATAAGTGATTGATATGCAAAAAAATCAATTGATGCCAAAAGTAATGGTCTATAGCGGAGTCTTAGATAATACAGAATTTATTACTTCAACAATTAAACAATCGGAAACTGAAGAAAACCAGGGTAAATATTACATAAATAAGTGGGGCAATTGGGGTCGTATAGGAACAAGCACACAATTAAAAAATTGGTTATTTAGTTTAAGTAACGGATCTCTGCTAAACGTTGGAGACGAATCTGATGAATGCTGTAATAAAAGAAATTGGTTTTTGCTAGAAAAAGAGGGAGACAGCCTGCGCCACAAGTGTGATAAGGTTATAGGTGAAACTAGAGTTCCCCCAGAAGATTTAGAATGGTTTGAAGATAATAAGAATAGTTTAATAAATGACAATGACTCCATAGATCAAAGAACTGCTTTGAATAGTATAAGAAAAGCGTATAAAAAAGTTTTACTAGACTATATAAAAGATTGGGGAGCAGACGAATCTTTTGATAAAGTAAATAATTTTAATCTTAAAGATGGTTCATGGCAGATACCTAATTTTGGTATATTGCATCATTCTAAAACCCCAGATGATTATTCTATGTCTATGACTTATCATACAGATACTCATCAATATGATACAGAGCGTGGCGGAAATCATTTTATCTTAACAATTACAATGTATTTAAACGATGACTATGAAGGTGGCGAGCTTACATTTTTAAATGAAAATGATGGAGATGTAATTCACTATAGACCAAAGGCTGGGGACATAACTGTTTTCCCATCAGCAGTACCATATTGGCACGGGGTAGAAAGAGTTGAATCGGGCGACAGGTATCTAGTAAGAACCTTCTTGGCCAAAGAATTCGAACCGTCAGATTTATGGAAAAAAAATGCAGAGCATTATGGATTAGAAGAATATAAAAAAATGGAGTACGAAAGAATATCCAAAGAGTATAACGACCCTAAATATTTTAGATTAGCGGTTTATGAAGACGATATTGTTACTAAAAATAGCAATGGGTCTATTCATATAGGTGACTACACTGGAATGGTTGGTTTCCCTTTTAACGTAAATAAAAAAAGAGGATACTATAAAAACTAAAATTCATTGGATGCAAAGACACAGCGACGACTCGTTGCACGAACTAAAATTTTTATCAAGTAAGTTAGAGTCTTGCGGGTACGAGTCTGTCCTTTTAGTATATCATTCACTACTACCAGACTATATGATAAGAGTTGCAAACATCATAGACGCTGATCATAGTTTAAAATATATGTTTGCAATTAGGACATATGCCATAAGCCCAGAATATTGTGCAATGATGTGTGAAGCTTTTCATTTAATTGATCCAAAAAGAATTATTTTAAATATCGCAGCTGGGGATCTAAAGCCAGAGGAGACCAGCCTTGAAGACGTTGTTAGAATAGGCGGGTTTTTAAAAGACTATTCAGATAGGGTAGAGTATACTTCAGAGTGGTTAGAAAAGTTTTTGAATTTAAGATATTTTAAAAATAAGCCAGAGCTGGTTGTAAGTGGTACTTCTTCAAAAACAATTGATAACTCAGAAAGATATGGTGATATACACCTAGCCATGCTGTCAAGCTATAAGGATGGACTCAGTGTAAACACAGGAAGAAAAATGGCTGCCTGCCCAGTTATTATAAGAGATACTCACGAAGAAGCCGAGGCTGTGTTTGAGGCCGAAGAAAATAGAATGACTAAGTTTTCTATGATTTATGGGACGGAAGATGAAGTAATTGAAAAAATTAAAAAGCTTGAAGATATTGGAATAACAGACTTCCTGCTTAACTCAGATAGAGAAAACGAAGATGAAAAAATTCATAAAATGGTAAAGAAAATGTTAAAGGGGAACTAAAAATGCCTATATACGAATACAAATGCGAGTGTTCGCCAGAAGAGATTGTCTCAAAAGAAAGATCTATAACTTCTGTTGAGCCTAACTATCTATGTAATGAATGTGGTAAAAGGTTGCAAAGACATTACGGTTCTTTTGGTATACAGTTTAAAGGTAATGGCTTTTATAAAACAGATAATGTTAAGTAATTTAAATTAACATTCTGCTATAATATCTAAGTAAGCAAAAATATTGCATTACTTAGGAGATACCTAGTTGACTAGAAAGTTAAAGTACTTTTTAACCAGCCTTTTTATTATTGGCTGGCTTTTCCTTTTTGGGCCCAGCATTGCAAATGCTGATGAGCCAACAGTTCAAGTAACTCCAGCTAATCCTTCTTCAGATACCGCTACAACAACCACTCCTATTACAGTTGAGACAGTTGCAGATAAGGTTGAAGCGGCAGCAGAGACATTGCAGGCAGCAGCAGAAACACAAGCAACTGCTATAACTACTACAATTCAAGCAAATGTTCCTAATACAACAACAGAGCAAGCAGCTACAATTGCTACCACACAAGAGCCAATTGCTACTGCAGTAGCAGAGGCTACAGTAAAGGTCCAGCAAGCTACAACAGCAATACAGTCTGCAGAGACAGCATTACAGATTGCAACAACAGCGGTGGCATCTGTTGAATCACAAACGGCAGTGGTTACCCAAGCAACAACAGTTGTTGAGTCATCTACAGCAACAGTTACTACAGCAACATCAGCAGTTGAATCTCAAACAGCAGTAGTTGCCTCAGACCAATCTGCTGTAGCAGCAGCACAAGCAGTAGTTGATTCAAATACGTCACCTGGATTAAATGTAACTATTTATAGCAATCCAGGAACAGCAGGGTCTCCAGCTCAGGGAGGAACAGTTGTATATACTGGAAAAGATACTAATGGTATTAATGAGCAATGGGGTAGCGGAGGGCCAACAGTAAATGGTGGAACCACTACAGTAACAGAAACATTTGCAAATGGAACAGCCACAGTTGTTTCAGTAGCACCCGTTGGTGGTGTTTCTATAGGAGGTAACTGGTCAGACTCTGCTGGGAAAACAGATGTTGTTAGTGGATCAGCATTAACAATAATTAATCCTTCAGCAAATGTTGTTATTGACGTAAATCCATCTAACACTGGAACTGTAACTCAAGTTACAATGGGTGTATATGCTAAAAATGGTGATACAAATATAATTACAGTAAATACAGATGGGACTGCTACTACAACAGTAATGGAAAATAATGTCACTGGAAATGTTATGGATAACGGATTTACTTCAACAGAAACAGTAACTGGAACAAATATTGATACAGTTACAATTACAAAAGATTCAGATTATTATATTGTAGATAATATATCTGTAACTAAAACAACACAAACTACGGTTACAGAAGATTTTCAAGTTAAATGGGACGGTTTATGGACACCACAATCTACAGGAACACAGTATATAACAGCACCAGCAGATGACGGCGTAAAGCTATATCTTGACGGGCAGCTTGTGATTAATGACTGGGTAGATAAAGGTGGTGGTGGATCCACTGCTGACGTTGAAACAACGGCTGGTATATCAAAGACTTTTGAAATGTGGTATTACGAAAACGGTGGTGGAGCTGCAGTATCTTTAATGAGATATACAGGATCTGGGTGGGAAGTAATACCTGCATCAGAATTTTCTACATCTTCAGCAAGCTCTGCCCAAATAGCAACATTAAATGCTGCTAAGACAACCTTGGCAAACGATACAGCTACTTTAAATACTCTTCAGCAAAACTTAACAACTGCAAATGAGAACCTAACAACTGCTAACCAAAACCTAACAACTGAGCAGGAGAATCTAGCAATTGCTAATCAAAATTTACAGGTTGCAATTCAAACAGCAGACTCTCTTGCTAATACAGCAACAACAAAAGTAAATGAAGCAGTAACTGCAATGACAAATGCTACTCGGGTTACTACAAATTATTATGCAGAACAGCAAGCATTAGCACAAGCAGCTGCACAAGCTGCAGCGCAGGCTGCAGCACAACAAGCCGCACAAGAAGCTGCAGCAGCGGAAGCAGCAGCAGCTCAAGCAGAAGCACAAGCAAAGGCAGCCGCTGAAGCAGCGGCTAAAGCAGAATCAGAAGCCAAAGCAGCTGCAGAAGCTGCAGCAAAAGCAGAAGCAGAAGCAAAGGCAGCCGCTGAAGCAGCGGCTAAAGCAGAAGCAGATAGAGTTGCTGCTGAGGAAGCAGCAGCTAAGGCAGAGGCAGATCGTGTAGCAGCAGAAGAGGCTGCAGCAAAAGCAGAGCAAGAGGCTAAAGAGCAAGCGGAAGCAGATGCAAAAGCAGAAGCAGATAGATTAGAAGCAGAAGCAGAGGCTGCAAGAGAAGCTGAAGAGCAAGCAAAGGCAGAAGCCGAAGCTAAGGCACAAGAAGAAGCAAACGCTAAAGCAGAAGCAGAAGCAAAGCAAGCAGAAGCAGATAGATTAAAGGCGGAGGCGGAAGCAAAAGAAGCAGAGAAAGAAGCCCTTGATAAAGCAATAGAAGATGCTAAAGAAGGTAAAGAATTAACTGAAGAACAAAAAGATGCAGTAGTTGAAAGTCTTATTGAAGATCTAAAGCCAGGAGAAGCAGTAAGTTCTGCAGATATTAAAGCATCTGGAATTGAATATAAAGATCTTCCACCTGCAACACCAGTAGATGTTAGAACAGATGAAAATGGAAATGCAGTTGTAATTACTGCAGAAGTTGCAGCACAGGTAGAGTTACTTCAAAATCCAGGTGCATTAGTAGAGGAATTATTTACAAATCCAGCAGCAGCATTGGCTGCATTTGGAAGCATAGGTGCAGATATGTCTGATGAAGAAAGAGAAGAGGCAACAGATATGGTTGTTGCTACAGTAGTTGCAGCAGGTGCTGCAATTAACGCAGCAGCCGTTGCCACAGGAGGAGCCACAGGAGGTGGCACAGGAGGCGGAGGAAGTTCTGGAGGAGGTGGCGCTTCAGGTGCCAATTCACCAGGTTCACGAGGAGGTAGAAAATGGTAAGAATACTAAAAAATATAATCAAGGATCTAATTGATCAAGCTTGGACCCTTCTTGGTATGTTCATTGCTTGGGTCGTTTTAGACGGCAGTGCAAAAACTATAGTAGGTTATGGAATTATAGCCACAACAGCTCTATGGGTAGTTACAAGCCCTGCTAGAAATAAAGACTCAGAATAGGGTATAATAGGGGTATGAGGAAATTAATCACTATTGCCCTATCTGGGCTATTAATGCTATCATTAACTGGATGCGATTCTTTAAACAGATACCGCTATCCTTGTCAGGACCCTGCAAATTGGGAACTTTCAGAATGTAATCCTCCAGAATGTGAAGCCTCACAGACTTGTACAAAAGATGTAATAAAAGTTACACCTACTACACCAGAACAGGAAATAACAAATGGCTAAAGAAAGATTGACGGCTGCAGACTTAGATGCTCGATTAAAGTTTATTCTAGGAATAACTCTTGGAAGCATTTTGTTCCTAACAGCACTTGGAATTATTTATGGGTTGTTGTTCGTAACACAGCCTATCGGTGCTCAGTCAGAAAATGATAAAATGTTTTTTAATGTTCTAGGTAGCATTGCAACATTTATTACAGGAACATTAGCTGGTATCCTTATTGGAAACTCAGGAGCTAAAGATATTATGGCAGCCCAACTTCAAAACAAAGAGATGGATGCAAAGAATACACAGGCGGATAAAAAGCTTGAAGCAGAGATTGATGCAACTGCTGCACGTTTGGCAGCAAAGCCAGACGGAGCAATGCCAGAAGCTCAACCAGTTGATGAAGATTGGGATAAGTAATCATGGCAGATTCAGCTAAAAGAACACTACTAAAAACAGCAAGCTGGGAAACATTTCATCTAGTTGGAGTTGCTGGAGTAATTTATTTATTTACTGGTGAATGGGAATACGCAAGTCTTGGAGCCCTACTGTATATAGGTTGGGAAGCACTAGGCTACTTTCTTCACGAAAGAGTCTGGGTAAAATTTGGGAATAAGGTGAAGTAATGGCAGATCAAGGAACAGCAGCACGTCTTATTGAAGTTGCTACAGCAGAAGTAGGAACCATTGAGGGTCCGAAAGATAACGAAACTAAATACGGTGCTTTTATGAAAGCAAACTTTCAGCCATGGTGCGGAAGTTTTGTTAACTGGTGTGCAAACGAAGCTGGAGTAAAAATTCCTAACACTGTTTATACACCAAGCGGTGCACAAGCATTTAAGAAAGCTGGTCAATGGATTGATGGAGATATTGCAGATCCAGAACCAGGAGATATTGCCTATTTTGATTTCCCATCAGATGGCGTCGATAGAATTTCTCACGTTGGAATTGTTGTAAAAGACAATGAAGACGGAACTGTATGGTGTATTGAAGGAAATACTACTTCAAAGAAAAAGGGAAGCCAGCGAAATGGCGGAGAGACCTGCAAACAACTTCGTGCTTTCAAGAAAAACAAAGCAGGCGTAATGATTTCAATCGTAGGATTTGGTCGTCCAAAGTTTAAGGCTGCGGGTGAAACACCTACAACAAAGACTAAAGCAGAAAAAACATCCACTGCAAAGTGCCCTACTTGCGGTAAGTAAATGAATACATACAGAGTCAAAATAGAGATTGATGCAGAAGTAGAGGCATTCTCTTCAGAAGACGCTGTAGATTATGCTAATGATATATTCGGCATAGACGATGAAGTTAAAAATGTTAAAGTTGTTAGTGTAAAGGAAAAATAATATGGCAAAAGAAGGCTACAGGCCAACATCTGGAATGCAATCAGCAGCACGTCGTGCCATAAAGTTAAAAGAGCAGGGAAAAGCTAAAGGCGCAGGAACTGCAGTAGGCTGGACTCGTGCAGGACAACTAGCTCGTGGCGAAACATTAAGCTTGTCTACTGTTAAAAGAATGTATTCATTCTTCTCACGCCATGAAGTAGATAAAAAAGGAAAAGATTGGGATAATGCAGAAAACCCTTCAAACGGGAAAATTATGTGGCTTGCTTGGGGTGGAGACGCAGGATTTTCCTGGTCTAGAAAAATTGTTGAAAGAGAGAAAAATATGAAAAAGTCATTAGAATTAAATGAAATTGTAGAAGAGATTAAAGATATGTTTGATGATGTGGTAAATCCCATCACAAAAGCTGTAGAAATTGAAATTGAAGAAGAAGACGAAGAAGATGACATGGAGACTACAGAGGGCTGTGATTGTGAAGGCTGCAAGGAGTGTAAGGCTAATGGTGGATGTGTTAGCAAAATGTGCAGTGGTCATAAAAAGGTAGAAAAGTCAGACACTCTTACAGATGAAGAAGTTTCTAAGTCGTATGAATCAGATAATGAAGAAGAAGATAAATGGGATAATATGGAAAAAGCCTGCTGGTCTGGATACACTCAAAGAGGTATGAAAGAAAAGGGTGGCAGAATGGTTCCAAATTGTGTGCCTGTTGAAAAGGCTTATGACGTAGAAGACAAAGAAGAGCCTAAAATTAAAAAGTCCATATTCAGTGGAACTTTTCTTAAATAAGTATTGACATAGCCGCAGATTTTACTGTATAATATATATCAGTGGGATGCTGCGGTTTATGTTTAAGGAATAATGTTAAATCTAACAGAACTAGGTGTCGAAGTCTTTATCAAGAAGGCCAAGAATATCACCCCATTTTGGGACAATTACGATCTAGTAATTTGGAAAAAAGATATTAACGGATTTACAAATGTAAAGGGCATGTTCAAAGAGAACACATGGGGGACAGCAGAAAGAATTTCTGTTGACAGTAACGGAATATGGAAGTTGCCCACAAAGCATGTCAAACATTTTAAATGATTTAGGCATAGATGAAGATGATCTAGATTGGTTCCATCTTGCAATATGCAGAGGCATGGACACAAATCTATTTTATGAAAAATACGAGTCTGATGCTAATATAGCAAGAAACATAGACGAGATGTGTTTTAGTTGTCCAGTAATGAAAATGTGTTATGAATCTGGTACAGATAATAATGAATATGGAGTATGGGGCGGAGTATATTTAAGTTCAGGTTCAATAGATAGATCCAAGAATTTACACAAAACAGCAGAAGACTGGAAGAGGTTAAAGAAGAAAAATGTTTATTAATAAAAAAGATATAAATGAGCATTTTAAATACGGAGTAAATGAATGGACTGGCGAACCAAACAAACCTGTTTTTTATACTGAAGAAATGAAGAAGGCAGTCCATCAAGTAAAGAAGCCACCGATGCTTCTTATGGACATAGTAATGTATCCACAGTTTTTAGCGTTAAGACTGTATGAAGATAATTTTTTACAATTCGAAGGAGCCAAAAAAGAAATGGTTATTGATTATGTAGGAAAGGTCAAGCGATTGCTTGAGTCATACGGAGTAAGATGCGAGCTGGAGGGCAAGCCTAGTGAAAGAATACTATGATGTGGTTCATGTTGTATACATCCATTCAGAGCAATGTCACGGTACTGTTGAAAAACTTGGTGCGTTTGCATCAACGGTTAACTACAATAAGGATGGCATGGAGTACAGCGAATTAATGGAAAATGAAGAGTTTAGCATCATTGATGAGATAATCTTTAAACATATTGAGGAATCAGAATAATGGAAAAAATATTATGCTATAGCTGTAATAAGTCTAAAAACAAGCTAGAGGTAAAGAAGTCAGTTCTTTTGCCAATTAATTTACTTATTTGTGAAACATGTTTTTCTTCTAAATTTGAGCCACGTTGGGTAATTATATTGGCTGGAAGATCTTCTGGTCCAGATCACGTAAAAGAATACATTGTAAAAAGACGTTATGTTGGTAACGAAATTACCGCTTCGGAGCTTTTAATTTAGTCAACCGTTTTAAATTATAATTTTAAGTCGAGTATAATTAGTTTATTATGAGTATTCTTGAATGGATTGTGCTTTCTGCTGCCGCCGCTTCTGGCCTAGGATACTTTGGCAATAAATTTTTTAAGCTTTTTAAGACCTGGTTTCAATTTATTCAGGACTGGAATGGCACTGAAGATCGTCCAGGAGTTGTAGAAAGATTAGAACTCGGACACCTTAGATTTGAACATTTAGACGAAGAAATAAGAATTATTAAAGCTGAACTATTTAATAATCATGGCACCTCATTGAGGGATGCAATTGATAGAATTGAAAAAAATACCTCTAAATAACCTACTTGCACATCGAATTTTAAAATAGTATACTAGGTTATATGACCTGCATAGTAGCTCTAATCCATGAAAATAAAGTCCTCTTGGGGGGCGATGCTGCTGCATCAGATGATAAGTCTGGATTAATTTTTCAGCGCACAGACCCAAAAGTTTTTAAAGTAGGTCAGTTCGGAATAGGATTTGTTGATAGTTTTAGAATGGGACAAATTTTGCAATATGACTGGACACCACCAGTTTACAAACCAACTGCTGGATTCAGAAACTTAGATAAATTTATAAGAACAAAATTTGTAGAGTCAATTAAAGATTCATTTAAAGAACACGGTTACGGAAACTTTGGATCTGGAACTGAAGACGGCGATGAAGGCGGAATATTTTTAATAGCAGTTCAAGGCGCTGGAAGAATTTTTACAATGGATTCAGACTTTCATATAGGCGAAGCAGATGTTCAATACATGGCTGAAGGTGCTGGGCAGGAACTAGCACTTGGTTCATTGTTTTCAACTGGATTAATAAAGACTCCACGCAAGCGTGTTAGAATGGCTTTAGAAGCTGCAGCAAAGTTTAATATGAGCGTAAGGCCTCCCTTTACAATTATAGAAGTCTAGAGTATAATAGATTTATGAAATGGGTTAATCGTTTAGCAGCTACCCTAATTGGATTAATTGGTATTGGGGTTGTAAGAGAGTTTTTTAACAGATACGACGTTTTGGTATTTGATAAAAATGATATAGAAGAGGCTAGGCAAGAGCAGGAAAACCCTGTCTCTAATCCAGTAGACTTGCGTGGAACTCCTACTCACGCTTGTGTTTGTGGATCAATTCATTTTTATGTAAGGGCTATCTTTGACGATTATGAGATTGCAACTTATTTTTTAGATATGCAGTGCGTTGAGTGTGGAGCTTTATTGACAGCCCCTACTCCATTAGACAGAGAGATAACAGAGTGAGAAAATCAGACAGAATTAGACTGCTTGAAATGGAAATGCTAAGAATGCAATTTCAGATAGAATATTTAAACACAGCAGTTAGACTTTTATTAGATGAAAATAAAGTCACGGGTCCAGAAATGGACGCTGGTAAGTGGTATAACGCTAAATTAAATAAAGATAAGTAGGCTATTGACAATCCTTCTTGTATTTAGTATTATATAGTCTATGAATAAAAAAATACTAGTGGGCCTAATTGCCCTTACACTATCTATACCATCAATATCGCATGCAAACGTAAAGAACAGGACCGTATCGGCTCCGACCCTTGCAATTCTTGATACTGCGTTAGACACTTCTATCCCAGCTATTAAAGAAAAACTTGTATATGAGGTTTGTATACTAGAGTGGACAACCTGTCCTAATGGAAAATCTTTTATGGAAGGTCCAGGATCAGCTTTCTTGCCTTTAGCATCTATTACAAAAAACGGATTTGATCATGGAACTCAAATGGCTTCTGCAGCAATTTCTGCAAATCCAAACATGAACATAGTTTTTGTTAGAATTATCGGGCAGAATGTTAATGGTGACAGACAAATTACAACAGAAAAAACAGTTTATTCTGCTTTAGACTGGGTGTATGCCAATAAAGATAAATTTAATATTAAGGCAGTGTCTATGTCTATGGGAGACTCTACTAGAGCATCAGGACAAAACTACTGTCCGTCTACCCCAACTACACAGCAATCAATTAAGAACCTATTGTCTGTTGATATTCCAACCTTTTTCCCTACAGGAAATGGTCGTGACTATTCAAGAATTGACTGGCCATCTTGCATACCAGAATCCTTTGCTATTGGATCTGGTTCTAGAAACGGAATTGATCTAATTAGTAACTCTGACCAATCTCTAACAGATTTCTATTCTGTCGGTAACGCAAGAGTTACAGTGCCAGGAAATATTGTTAGAAATGCTGCTGGAACCTCTGTCTCTGCTCAAATTGCAGCAGCACAATGGCTTACATTAAAGCAAACTTATCCACAGTATACGGTTAAGCAAATTTCTGACTTAATCCATAAGACTTCTGTTAAAATTAACAGGGGCAAGAAGTTCCCAAACTCGTTTGGCAACCTGTTTGACCTAAGTAAGGCAATCAATGGATAAGCAAATGACAGTGCTTGAGTCTATCGTACAAGATGTAGCAAAGGCCCTTTTTCAAAAATGGGCTAATGCTCTTCCTGAGGACCAACAATCAGAAGAAACTATCTCTAATTTAAATAAGAATGCTACAGAGTCTACATATTTTGTAGTTAAAATGTTTATGGATAAGTTTAATGAAGCAGCAGATGACCTTAAGGACAAAAATTGATAGTAACAGACCAAAGTTTTGCTCAAGTTATTGAGTCTAACAGCTTAGTCCTTATAGATTTCTGGGCTGATTGGTGTGGTCCATGTAAAAGAGTTTCTCCAATATTAGATGAAATCTCTGAAGAGACTGGCTTGCTAATTGGTAAGTTAAATATTGATGAACATCCAGAAAAAACTCAGGAATACTCTGTACACTCGATACCAACTATGGTATTATTTAAGGATGGAAACCCAGTCCACACAGTGCTTGGCGCAAAACCTAAGCACGTTCTTTTAAAGGAGCTATCGGAATGGATCTAACATTTAATGAATGGATTACATACGGCATAGAAAAAGGTTGGTGCGGACCACCTGTATGTTCTACACATGACGGACTACCAATGTCTGAACAAGAAGACAGGGATTTTGATGAAGGTCAGGATCCATGCATTCATATTGTTCGAATGTACGAAGACATTGAAATGAAAAAAAGTATCGAAGAGAGCCACTCTCCGTCACAATGGCGGAACTCGTACACAAAATAGAATTCCACGCTCATCTAGAGGTGGATAAATTAAGGAGAAAAAAATAAATGAAGTCATTTAAGAAAGTATCGCTAATCATCGCTGCAGCCCTGACTAGCACAATGCTTGTATCGCCAGCAGCTCAGGCTAATGCTGGAACTGTTACCCTAACGGTAGCGGGATCTGCAGCAACAGGTGGAACAGTAGCAACAACTCCTGTTTCATTGCCAGTCCCAGCAGATAACAGTATCGATGCAGCAGATGCATTGAAGATTGCCGTAACAGGCGTTGATACTGGAACATCAGTAACAGCAGTTGCAACTAATGCAACAATTGTTCCTGCTCTAGCAACATCAACAGCACCAGTAACTGCTTCAAATGGAACATCAACACTTTCAATTGCAACTGGAACTGGAACAGCAGCAGACTTTTTTGTATACACTAAGTCTACAGCAGTAGGAACAGTAGCAATTACTCGTGCTGGAACTACAACAGTTTACTATGTGCAGGGTTCAAACTCAGCAGCAACAGCAAACTCTATTACACTATCTGCTCCAGCATCAGGTGCAGCAGGTACATCACAGGTCCTTAAGGTATCTGCATTTGACGTATTTGGTAACCCAAAGAGCGGTGTAACAATTAATACTCTAGTATCTTCAAATGGTATTGCAACAGCAACAGCACTTGTAACAGATACAGCAACAGCAACAATTGGAACAAAGGAACAAACAATTACACTTCCTGCTTCTGGTTCAGTTACTGTTACAGCATACGCAACAGTAGCATCAGCCGTAACAGGCTTAGCAGCACCAGTAGGTTCTGTTGTTGCAACAGTTGCAGTTCGTGATCTTGCAGGAGAGCTTGCATCAGTTACATCACGACTAGCAATCGCTAACGCAGAACTTGCAGCAGAAAAGGCTGGACGTGCAGCAGACAAGCTAGCATCAGATAAAGCTATCGCAGATGCAGCAGCTAAGCTTGCAACCGATAAGGCAGCAGCAGATCTTGCTAAGGCCACCTACATTGCAGAGTATAATGCTCTAGCAAAGAAGTGGAATGCAAAGAATCCACGTGCTAAGGTCAAGCTAAAGAAGTAATTCTTTATATTGTTCGTGGGGCAGGGGAAACCTTGCCCCATTGACATATAAATGCTAGAATATACTTATGGAATACATAGAAGATGCTATAAGAGAAAAAATAGCAGACGAAATTAGGTATTTAGAATTACCATATGAATGGAAGCCTAACGAAGTTATTAGATACATCGTTAGAAAAATAGAAAGGCAGTAAATGTTTAATAAACTAAGACTATGGATCCTTGAGCAACAGGTAAAGACTATTGTTGCATCAGATTCAGCAAATGAAAAGCAAGTGTCAGCACCTAAGAAGAAGGTTGCAAAGAAGCAGGCACCTAAGAAAAAGGCTCCAGCAAAGAAGCCTGTAAAAAAGACAGTTAAAAAGACAACTAAAAAGAAGTAATGAACTTAGAAGATATATGTGAGATGGCGGGTTGCTCTAATAAGGCAACTCGTATCACAAGTACAGAAACAAAGTATGTAGTTGTTTGTGAAAAATGCTGGCACGATAGATACAGGAAATGATCAAAAAAGAAGTTAAGGAAATCTCAAAAGGTGTATATTATATAAAACAATATATATCTAAAGAAACTGCGGAAACTTTATCAAAATATTTAAGCTCTGATCCAATAAATACGTTAAATAAAACAAATGCTTTTGAGGTTTATGGTGGACTTTCTGGTTCAAAATTAAGCAACCCAGGAATTGTTTTTGGATATGGCCAGAGCGGAAACTACAACATAGCCATAGACATATCAACATTCATTCTTTTTTCAATTAATGAATTAGTTAGTGATTATTTTAAAGGCAAACATCAAGTTAAGAATTGGTTCTTCAGTTGTATGAAAACTGGTTCCTCAAATCCAACTCACACAGACAACTATATGATTAATGATAATAATGAACCCGTCATTAACCCAGAGTTTGCTTTTGATAAATCTGCAATTTTATATTTAAACGATAATTATGTTGGGGGAGAATTATTTTTTCCTAATCAAAACCTATTAGTTAAACCAGAAATAGGAGACCTAATATTTTTTGAAGGAGATTTAAATAAACCACATGAAGTAAAAAAGGTTACTGATGGAGAAAGACATGCTTTTATTACTTTTTATGAACCAGAAGGGTATTTAGCGGACAATGCAAATATTAGCAAATAAGATATTTGTTATGGAAAACTTTCTATCACCCGAAACGTGTGATTTTTTATCAGATAGTTTTTCTAAAAACCTAGTGGATAGTCCTAGCTGGGAGAATGGGTCTGGAGATTATTCTGCTGGATCCAGTAAAGATTTTTGGGGAAAGGGTATGTCTGCTGGTCCAGCATATACTTATTCTCATAGAAAAGAAGAGATATCTGCAACCAATAAGATGCTTCCATATGACGGATATAATGACCTGGCTAAAGATTTATTAACAGGGGCTGCTCTTTTACAGGAAAAAGCAGTGGCAAATATATTTAAAAAAGATATTTATCTCAAGCATATGATGTATTGCTATATGCGTTCTGGAGCTGAAAACAAGCTTCATCACGACAACTGGCTAGATGATCAAGTAAACGATCACTCTGGCCTGCTATACCTAAACGATGACTACGAGGGCGGTCTTTTACAGTTCCCAAACGAGAACATATCTTTGAAGCCAAAGAAGGGCACATTTATATGCTTTATTGGAGACGACACCTTGCCACATGAGGTTACAAAAATTACTTCTGGGCACAGGGTAAACCTCATATCCTTCTATTCTATTAGGTAGATTGTGCTTCTTCTAAGAAAAAATGCTATAATATCTTTAATAGATGGTATTCTAGACCCATCTAAATACAAACCTATAGGAGAAATAAAATGACAGACGGTATCAACTTGGATGGCTTTACAGCAAATCGCAAGCCAGCAGGAACAAATGACATCAACGCAACTGGAGATTATTCACCAGCAACTGGATCATTCCCAGCAGCTAAGGATGTTTCATCTCAGGATGGCGCAGGGCTCGGAAACAACGGTAAGTAACATGTGCGTAGAGTGCGGATGTGAATCACTCGGAAGCGAGACTGGTATTGCAAATATCCCAGGAGGCATATTAGATGTTTCTAGGGATGGAGAAGCAGGACTAACACTAAACATGACTGCAACTCCAGAACAAAGAGAAAACTTTATTAATGAGTAATAATGGCACTGGTATGGATACTCCGCCAAATAATCAACCATCTGGCGCAGTAACTTCACAAGAAGCAACAAGAAAAAATCCTTCACAGGGAAAGTTTAAATCTGGTTTTTCTGGCCCAAAGCCACCGACTAAGATTGACAGAAACAAGCACGGCATTCGCAGAGAAACCGTACTTGGTCAAAAGAAAACAAAACCAAAGAAGGTTTAATTAAATATTCCCCACTAAGCCCTACTATTAGGGCTGGTGGGGATCTTTATTGGAGAATTATGTGCAAAGAATGTGGATCATGTTCTAAAGAACATACCAACACAATAGACGATGCTATTGACAAAGTCCTGGACTCTCCTATATAATTAGGTAGTAGAGAAAGAGGCGGATATGTGGGATATTCTATTAAATTTAGGTTTCTTTTTAGTTGGTATGACTATTGGGAAATCTTCTCCAGAATCAGAAAACAAGCTTTCTGATATGTATAACAAATTAAATGAATCTCAAGATTCGGAACAGATGTTACATTCTAAATGGAGAGATGCAGAATTAAGAGCAGAAACATGGGAAAGAAGATACAAAAGTCTTCTTCCAACTACACAGACATCATTTGAGGAATAGCAATGGCATGGTCATGGATACTAGCAATAATTGGAGTAGCTGGCATATACTTTGTTGGGCGGAAAACAATATGGGGATGGTTAGTCCTTCTATTCAATGAGATCCTATGGATTACCTACGCTTTAATTACCAAACAATATGGATTTATATTCTCAGCAATAGCCTACGCTATTGTGTATATTAGATCATACATACACTGGTCTAAAGAAAAGGTAAACGAGATACCACTATGAACAAGAAAACAATTACATTAGTTGGGCTACTCATAGCCCTTGCAGCAGTTGCTTTTGCAGCATATAACAGCCTTAGTCAATTAAAAGATATAGACTATGACCTATTTGATACGGAAGAAGATGAAGATGATTAAGCCAATTGGTGGAATGCTATTAGTAACAAAAGAAACAGATAAGGAAAAGACTACTCAGTCTGGCTTAGTTATATCTGCAGTATTTAATGATGCTGGTCCCAAGATTGGAACCATTGTCGATATGGGAGCAGGAGAGGTCAACTACAGAGGCGACTTGATGCCTATCCCAGAGCTTGATATTGGGGATGTAGTGTATTTCCCAGACCATACAGGCACGGAGATTGAGGACGATCAATCTAACAAGTATCTTCTAATTAATCATAAACATATTATGGCTAAACTAGAACGCAATTAGTGAAGCGAAAAGTGCGTCGGAAGGTAGAGAGATGAATTCCACAGAATTTGACGAAGAGTATGATCTTGATAGATCATTGCGTCTAAAGCGTGTAATAGAGCAGGTATTTGAAGAGAATGCCGAACTGCTTGAAAGGTTAAAAGAAGATGATTAATAAGATTAAATGCAAAATAAAAGGACACGCTTTGGTCCAGGCAGGAACCTGCCCATTTACAGGATCGACTTATGAGTATTGTGAAAGGTGTGAAGTTATGATTCCAATTCAGGTGGCAGTATGATTGATTGGCTAATAAACAGATTGTTTTGGTGGACTCCAGTAAGAGAAGCTATCTTTGCTGAGGTTAATTTCTATAACTCAATTACTAGAACTATTAATGATCCAGAGTCTATGAAGATTGTTTCATCATTCTGGGATGAGGAAGACGGCTGGCGAGGATGGGCTATCAAAGATGACGGAACCTACTATTTTCACGATACTCCAGAAAAAACATTAGGGGAAGTAATGGATATACTTTCAGAAACGGAAGTCGGTGTATGATGGGATTCCTAGACAACCTAGAAGAGTGGCTAGACTTTGGCGAAGATGTTGATAAAGATCCAGAATTAGAGACTAAGTCAGAGGCAGGCTACAGCACAGGCAAGTGGTCGGATGATGATGACTATAAGGGTAATATAACCCCATTCTTTGGTAGAAATAGATAAGATTAATAGGACCTATATAGTGCGAAAAAGTGCGGCGAGAAGAGAAGACATTTGCGAAAATTACTAAACATATACGGAACTGAGGTAGAAGAGCTAGATGCTCCTACTGATCTCATAGTCCATACTAAGGCTCCAGGTAAATGGAAGCTGATCGATATGGAGACGGGGCAGGAATATGTAGGCTCCCCAACTCCTACTAAATACGGGCATTGGATAAGAACTAAAGACTCTTCTTCATAAAAGATATGCTAGAATTGGTATATAAGAGAAAGAGTAGATTTATAAATGTCTAACGAAAATACCGAAAAAGAGATTTGCCATTACTGTGCAAATAAGGCTAAATATACAGATGTAGCAGAGATTGAGAAACAACGCTATGCTG